GTCAGCATTTTTTTTGCACGGCTCGGATTTCGAGGCGGCGGGGTCGGCGCTGTGGGCCGATCTGGCGGAGGAATCGGACCCGTATTCGCTGCTGGTGATGGTGATCGAGGCGTGTCGGCTGGCTGATCGGCTGGCGAAGTTCGATCTGCTGTTGCGCGGGGACATCGATACGTGGGCGCGGCTGACGCATCGCACGCTGACCGACGACTACGAGCTGAAGATCGACTCGGCGGCGGCGGAGGCCCGGCAGACGGCGGGCGCGCTGCGGCAGATCCTCGCCGAGATCCGCCGGCAGAAGAGCGAGCAGGACAACCCCGGTGACGGTAACCCTCTCGACGATCTCTGAGTTCGACGTCGATGCGGCGTTCGCTGAGATCGTCGCGAAGGAGTGGCCGAATCTCGAAGGCCGGCAGACTCCGCGGTCGCTGTGCTTCACCGAAGGCGATACCGAGCTCGGTGAGAAGGCGTGCAAGTTGGCGTTTCGCGCCGGGCGGATCCGGGCCATGCCGTGGCAGTCGTGGTCGCTCGATCAGATCATGGCGAAGTCGCCCGACGGGACGTGGACGCACCCCGAGTGCTGCCTGATCGTTCCTCGGCAGAACGGCAAGTCGCTGATCCTGGTGATCCGCGTGCTGTACGGGCTGTTCAAGCTCGGCGAGAACATCGTGTTCTCGGCGCATCAGTGGGAGACCGCGAAGGCGCTGTGGAAGCGGGCGTGGGCGATCGTGAAAACGACGCCGTGGCTGAACAAGCTGGTCGAGTCGCACACCTGCAGCCAGGGGCGCGGCACGATCGAGCTGGCATCCGGGGCGAAGGTGGTGTTCACGACCCGGTCGGCGAACGCCGGCCGTGGTCTGGACAAGGTCGATCTGGTCATCTACGACGAGGCATACGACCTGACCGAGGCCGATATGGCGGCGCTGTCGCCGACGAAGATGGCCGCCGATGACCCGCAGACGATCTACACGTCGTCGGCGGTGAATCAAGAGCAGCACCCGAACGGCCAGGTCCTCGCGGCGGTCCGGGAACGCGTGCTGCTGAGCGAAGAGGGTCTGTTCGGCGCCGAGTGGATGGCGCCGGAGGAGCTCGACCGGGCGGAACCCTCGACGTGGCGGTGGGCGAACCCGTCGTTCGGGGTGATCCAGACCGTGAAGAAGCTGGCCGCCGAGTTCAAGGCGATGGCCACTGCGGCGGGACGCAAGAGTTTCGACGTGGAGTACCTGGGTCGGGGTGACTGGCCGTCCGAGGCCGCTGATGGCGAGCCCGTCATCAATCCGACGCTGTGGGGTGAGATGACCCAAGCGAATCCGCCTGTCCGAGGCAGCATCGCGCTCGGCGTGGACATGACCGCCGACCAGCGGTGGGTGACGATCGCCGCGGCCACGTGGACCGAGAAGGACGACAAGGATCTGGTTCGCCTCGAGATCGGCTACCACGAGGCGCCGTCGCGGGCGGTGGTCCGCAAGATCCTCGAACTGATCAACCGGTGGGACCCGTGCGTGCTGGTGATCAACGGAACGAGCCCGGCGAAGTCGTTGGTGCCTGAACTGGCGAACGCCGGCATCGAACCGGAGCTGACGTCATCCTCGCAGATGACCGAAGCGTGCTCTGGGTTCTACACCGCCGCGGTGAATCACGAACTGTCGCACGCCGACGACCCGCGCCTCACCACTGCGCTGATGGGCGCGGAGAAGAAGGAGTTCTCAGGCGGCGCGTGGGGCTGGGACTACCGCTCGGACGTGGTGCTGTCCCCGCTGCAGGCCGCGACGCTCGCGTTCTGGGGGTTGCAGGCGTTCGGAACGTCCACTGTCCCAGACCAATCGGCCACCCAGGTCGACACCAGCACGTCCGAGTACGTCGATGACGGCCTGATGGCCGCCGGGTTCTGAAGGGAGGGACTTCGTGGTGAATCCGCCCACCCAGGAGATCGGGTACGCAACCGAGATCGGTATCGATGGCACGTTCTGGCAGACGGCCGAGGAGACTCCCGAGCTGCGGTGGCCGCTGTCGGTACGCGTGTTCGAGCAGATGCGGCGCCAGGACGCCCAGATCACGTCAGTGCTGCGCGCCGTGATGCTGCCGGTGCGCCGCACGAAGTGGCGTCTCGACCCCGCCGACGCGCGCCCCGAGGTCGTGGAGCACATCGCCAACGACCTCGGCCTGCCGGTCAAGGGCGGCGAGGAGCAGGTATCGCGGGCCCGACGCAGGCGCGGCCGGTTCTCGTGGGAAGAGCACCTGCAGCTTGCGCTCCTGTCAATCCAGTACGGGCACATGTTCTTCGAGCAGGTGTACAGCCTCGGCGACGACGGCCTGTACCACCTGCGCAAGCTCGGCCCCCGTATGCCGCGCACCATCTCCGACATCAAGGTCGCCCGCGACGGCGGACTCGTCGCGATCGAGCAGTACGGCTTCACCGTCGACGCCGACCTCGTCAGCATCCCTGTCGACCGCCTCGTCGCCTACGTCAACGAGCGCGAAGGCGGCGACTGGGTCGGCAACTCACTGCTGCGGCCCGCCTACAAGCACTGGCTGATCAAGGACCGGCTGCTGCGCGTGCAGGCACAGACCATCGAACGCAACGGTATGGGCGTCCCCGTGTACGAGGCCGGCCCGAACGACGACCAGGCACAGATGGACCGCGGCGCGAAGATCGCGCAGTCCTACAAGGCCGGATCCGCCTCCGGTGCATCGACACCGAACGGCGCGAAGCTGCGCCTGGCCGGTGTCGAGGGAAACCTGCCCGACGCCAACCCAGCCATCCGCTACCACGACGAGCAGATCGGGCGCGCCGTGCTCGCGCACTTCCTCAACCTCGGCACGCAGACCGGTTCGTGGGCGCTCGGATCGACGTTCGCCGACTTCTTCGTGCTGTCGCTGCAGACGCTGGGCGAGCAGATCGCCGACGTGGCGAACCAGCACATCGTCGAAGACCTTGTCGACGCGAACTGGGGACCCGAAGAACCCGCACCTCGACTGGTGTTCGACGAGATCGGCTCCCGCAAGGACGCCGTCGCGTCGGCATTGAAGCTCCTCGTCGACGCCGGGATCCTCCACACCGACCGGGCGCTCGAAGAATCAGTGCGCCAGGACTACGGGCTGCCCGCCGCCGATCCCGAGAGCGCCGAATCGGACCCCGAGCAGGCGCCCGAACAGCCCGAAACTGACCCAGAACCGCCGAATCCGCCCGCAAACAGCAGGATTCGGGTCCCGAGAGTGCGAATCGACCCCGAAGGAGCGCTGACACTGTGGTGAACGCACGCATCCCGGCCATGGAGCGCCTCCTGGCGTCCCAGCCGAAAGACCAGCAGACCAAACGGAGCTGGTTCGAGTTCCGCAACGCCGACACCGACGACGAAGGCCCAGTCGAGCTGTTCATCTACGACGTCATCGACGACTGGTTCGGCGTCTCGGCCGAGATGTTCGCCCGCGAGCTGTCCGGAATCGATGCCGAAGAGATCACGGTCCGGATCAACAGCCCGGGCGGCAACGTGTTCGACGGGATCGCGATCCTCAACGCGCTACGCGGTCACAAGGCCCACGTCACCACCATCGTCGACGGCCTCGCAGCGTCAGCAGCGAGCTTCATCGCGATGGCCGGCGACGAGATCGTGATGAATCGCAACGCGGAGATGATGATTCACGACGCCTCCGGTGTGTGCATCGGCAACGCCAAGGACATGGCCGAGATGCACGACATGCTCGAACGCGTCAGCAACAACATCGCCTCCATCTACGCCGACCGCACCGGAACCGACGCCGCCGAATGGCGTACCGCAATGCTCGCCGAGACCTGGTACTCCGCCGACGAGGCCGTCGACGCGGGCCTGGCCGACCGAGTCGAATCCGCCGGCGATGAGACCGCCGAGAAGGCGAAGGACCGCTTCGACCTGTCGATCTTCAACTACGCGGGCCGCGACAAGGCCCCGACACCGACTCCTCTCGCTGCCACCGGGGCGCCAGAGGTCAATGGAGGAAAGGAGGCCATCACCATGGCCACCCTGAATGAGGGCCTCGCGGAGCGCCTCGGCATCCCCGCCGACGCCGACGACGAGACCATCCTGTCCGCGGTCGACGAGGCGCTCGCCGAGCGAGCAACCGGCGAGCCCGAACCGCAGGAGCAGCAGCCCGCCGCGCACCTGCCCGAGGGGGTCGTGGCGATCGACGCCGCCACCCTCGAGGAACTGCGCGCCGCCGCGACGCGTGGCGACCAGGCCCGCGCCGAGCAGGAGCGCGTCGGCCGAATCTCGGCCGTCGACGACGCCGTCCGCACCGGCCGGATCTCGCCCGCCCAGCGCGAGACCTGGCTGAACCGCCTCGAAGCCGACCCGGCCGAGGCAGACGTGCTCAACACGCTGGCACCGGTGTATCCGGTCACCGGCGAGATCGGGCACGCCGCCAACCCCACCAACCAGGACGACGGCGACTCGATCATGACATCGCTGTTCGGACAGGAGGCCTGAGCCATGCCCGAGTACGCACCCATCTACAAGCCCGGCCAGTCGATCACCCGCACCACCTCCGGTGCCGTGACCGCCGGCCAGCTGGTGGTCGTGTCCGGCAACGACACGGTCGCCGCATCGTCAGCCGCCACCGCCGCCTGGCTCGGCGTGGCCGCCCACGACGCCGCCAGCGGCGAGAAGGTCACGGTCCACACCGGCGGGGTCCACGAGCTGGCCGCCTCCGGCGCGGTCACCGCGGGGGACGCCGTCATCCCCGCCACCGGCGGTTCCGTCGCGACCCTCGGCTCCGAAACCAACTACGCCCGCGTTGTCGGCGTCGCGCTCGCCGCGGCGGCCAACAGCAAGGTCAAGGTCCTCGTCCGATAACGGGCGGAATCAGAAAGGAAGGCAGACATGCCCATTCACTATCCGCCCGCCGCGCCGACGCTGTCGGGTGACAACCTCACCATCAGCCGGTTCCTGAAGGACCCGACTCTGGTGGCTCGGCGCCTGCGCACCCTCGCCGAGCAGCGGTTCATCGCCGACGTGCTCCTGCAGGGTCGGTTCCGCACCGAATCCGGCTCCGTCCTGTACGAGACCGGTGAGTCGATCTACGCCGACCGGGCGCCCGAAGCGGTCGCACCCGGGTCGGAGTACCCGCTCACCACCATCGGCACGGGCGATGCGCAGATGGCCAAGACGGTCAAGTGGGGTCGCGACGTCGAGATCACCGATGAGTCGATCTCGCGGCAGAAGATCGATCCGGTCAACCGCGGTCTCACCAAGCTGGTGAACAACACCGTGAAGACCATCGACAGTGTCTCGCTGTCGGCGATCGCCTCGGCCGTCACGCAGTCGACCGCCGCGTCCGCGTCGTGGGCGACGGGCACCCCGAACATCTTCCGCGACATCGCTCGCGCGAAGGCCAACATCCGGGCGCTCAACGAGGGATTCGAACCCGACACCGTCGTGGTCGACGACCTCACGTTCGCGAATATCATCAGCGATCCCGCGTTCTCGCTGCTGCTGCCGCGCGAATCCCGCGACACCCCGGTGTTCACCGGCAACTTCCCGGTGATCGACGGCATGCGGATCCTGCCCACGCCGAACCTGCCGGTCCCCGGTGTGGCGCTCGTCGCCGACACCACCCAGCTCGGCGGAATGGCCGACGAGAACCTCGGCGGCCCGGGCTACGTGTCCGCCGAAGGAGTCGGCATCCAGGTCAAGACCATCCGCAACGACGACGAGGACAAATGGCGTCTGCGCGCCCGCCGCGTCACCGTGCCGATCGTCCTCGAGCCCAAGGCGGCCTGGAAGATCACGGGGGTCTCGGCATGAGCTACACCGTGACCGCCGCCCTCGTGGTGGCAGCCGACACCGAGGGGAAGCTGAACTACCACTACGAAGGTGCGCACATCGCGTACCTGTCGGACGAGGACGCCGAACGGTTCCTCGCCGACGGCATGGTGGTGGAGACCGCCGACCTCGCCGACGAGGCGTTCATCCCGCTCGCGGATGATCCGGTCGACGGCGGGGACCCGCAGGCTCCGGCCGGCGACGGCGCCCGTCCACCGAAGACCGCGTCGAAGGACGCGTGGGTCGACTTCGCCGAGGCGAAGGGCATGTCCCGCGCCGAGGCGGAGGACATGAGCAAGGCCGACCTGATCCAGGCGCTCGGCTAGTCGGTCATGGCCTACGCGGAGCCGGACGACCTTGTCGCGCAGTGGCGCGCGCTGACTTCCCAGGAAGCAGCGCGCGCCACTGCGCTACTCGACATGGCAGCGATCCTGATCGACTCTCGCGTCGACCTCACCGGCCTCCCCGACGAGCATCCCCGCATCCGTACCGCTCGGCAGGTGTCGATCGAGATGGTTCGCGAGGCGCTGTCGTCGGCCGCCCGAGGTGGGGGAGTGTCGGCCTTCTCGGTGCAACTCGACGGGGCGGCCGAGTCCCGCACCTACCGGGACGGCGACTACGCCGCGACCGTCGCCCTCACCTTCGACATGCTGGCGCTGTTCGGACTGTCGGCGTCCGCGCAGTCGCCGGTCGGATACTTCGGCGACTGCCCGTGATCGAGCAGTTCTTCACGTGGCCGGTGGTCGTCGAGCGTCGTCGCGGCTCAAATACTCGCGGCGCCGTGTTCGACCCGCCAACCACGGTCATGTGCCGGGTTCGGATGGAGTCACAGGTCGCCACAACGGAGTCCGGCGAAGAAGTCGTGACGGTAGCCACGGCCTCGTGTGCCGCCAGCACCGCGCATATACCGATCGGGTCGCGCGTGACACTGCCCGATGAACTCTCTGGCCGACGCGGCGAAGTCGCCGTCGCCGGCCTGCACGACGCCGGCATCCCGGCCGTTGCTCACTACCAGTTCCAGATCACAGGAGGTGCCTGATGCCTGCCCGGTGGGACCTCGAAATCGATTTGGCTCGCGCGGCCGCCGAGGGTGTGCGACGCGGCGGCGAACTCATCCTCGACGAGGCCAAGCAACGCGCACCATCCCTCACCGGCGAACTGCGCGAGTCCGGCGAGGTCCGAGAGATCGGCGCAGACGGCGTCCGGGTGGCGTTCACCGCGCCGCACGCACGCCGACAGCACAACGTCGATTACGAGCATCCCCGCGGCGGGGAACGAAACTTCCTGGAGAACGCGCAGGAACACGTCCGCCCGCAGCTCGAGCAGCTGGTCGCAGCCGAGATCCGTTCAAGGCTCGGCAGGTAAATGGCATTCACGACGAGCTCCGAGGTGATCGAGGCCTTGGGGCGGAAGATGGCTGCCCTCAACCTGGTCCGCTACCTCGACGATCCGGATGCGGTGTTCGGTGCCGACGACCCGAGCCTGCTCGCCTACATCGCGGGACTACTCCCTCCGGACCCCGATACGTGCGTCTCGGCGGTCGTCACCCGCGACGACCGCGAGCGCGACCCCTACAACCCCGACATCGATGTGCGGTTGCGATTCCGCGCCGCCGCCGGTGCGACCAAGACCGCGGACGACTGGGCCGACGCCACCTTCACGGCGTTGCACGTACCGGATCATGTTGCCCGCAAAGAGATGTGGCCCGGCGGCGTCCGGGTCCTAGATGTCCGCCGAGTCATGCGGGCGCTGTCCTTCGAGGACTCGAATGGCCGCACTGTGCGTGCCGATGACTATCGGATAACCCTCAACCCAAGGAGTGAATGATGGCTGTTCTCAACCATCCGGACACCTCGAATCTGGACGCCACCCTCGCACGGCACTGGGCGGTCCAGGTTCGCAAGTCGACCTCGGACCCGTGGCTCTGGGTCCAGGGTCTTACCGGCGTCTCGCCGAACATGGGCGAGAAGTCGCGTCAGGACGCTGGCGACATGCACGGCGGCAACTACGGTGCGCAGATCGCGACCGAGGCGAACTGGTCGCTGGAGCTGACGCTGCAGCGCAAGCTCGCCGAAGGCGAGCCCGATCCCGGTGTGGAGCTGCTGCGCAGCCTGCAGGGCGAGCTCGGCGGCGACGAGCTGGTGTGGGTGCGGTTCTGGCGGACCGACGAGCTGCCCGACTCGTACCAGGGTCGCGCAGGTGTCACCTTCGCCAACGCCGCAGGCGACAAGGCGTCGCTGACCGGCGCCACCGTGACGCTGACCGGCTACCAGGGCTACACCACGCCCGCGAAGCCGACCACCGTGCCGGCCGCAACGAGCATCAAGCTGTCGCCGGTCGAGGCCACCGTCGATGTCGGCGGCGTGGTGCAGCTGATCGTCAAGGACAACAACGGCGACATCCGTACCCGCGAGGCGACATTCGAGTCGACCGGCGCGGCTGTCACCGTCAGCCCGTCGGGTCTCGTCACCGGTGTCTCGGAGGACGTCGAGACCGTCACCGCGACGCTGGGCAACCTCACCGACACCTGCGCGGTGACCGTCGGCGACGGCACTCCGTAGCCGAATGCACGAGTACGACGAGTGGCTCGACTCGAGCACGGTCCTCACCTTCACCGAAGACGGGCCGGACTTTCGAGTCGAGCCGCCGTCGGCCCTGGCGATGCTCGGCATTCACCGCCGGCTCACTGAAGGCGGCGAGTTCGGCGAACACGATGAGCGGCAGGCGATCATCGACGTCCTCGGTGGCACCTGGCGCCAGCTCGCCGAGTCGAGCATTCCTGAGCTCGCGGTCCTGCACTCAGGTCGCGCGGTCCTGTCGCGATACCTGCAGTCCTCCGACGCCGCGATCGACGTGTGGACGTTCACCCCGCCGAAACCACGTGCCGAACCGAAACGTCCGACGGTGTCGATCTACGGCGAGGCGCCCGACGATGCGGTCGATCCGCCCGGCACCATCAACGACTACGACCCCGGCGGCGGCCCGTACATGCCAGACAAAGGCATTCGGGTGTGGGCCTACCCGATGGAGTTCGCCCCGGCCAACCAACGACAGACCGAGCAGCGCAGCGACGACGAGCGCGCGAGCTGGTCGGACATCTTCGCCACGTGGGAAGCGATCGAGATCGACTTCGCCACGATCTTCATCTGCGACCTCACGCCGACGCTCCTCGAGGAGAAGTCGTGGCGGTGGTTCGCGGTGCGGCTCTCCCGAATCCTCGGCGACCCAGACTCTCTCGCGTCTCGAATGATCTCTCTGCGGAAGGCGGTGGACGGTGGCGACTCGCCTCGATGACCTGTCTCGACACTACGACCCGGACCTGTATCTCCCGATCAACGGTGCGATCTACCAGATCAAGGCGCCGTCGATCACCGAGGTGGAGCGCATCCGCCCGAAGCTGTGGGGGCGTGAGGCAGCCGAGTTCGGCCCGGACGAGGAGTGGCGCGAGTGCGTGTCCATCCTCGGTGCCGCGTTCTTCGAGATGCTCGCCAACGAGGTGCCCGCGCCGTACGTCGGGCACGCCGGCCGCACCGCGCTCATTCACTTCTGTTCCGGGCCGCAGGGCCCGGAACTCGGTCGGGCCCACTGGATCTTCACCGGCATCGGTGAGCGCCTCGACATGGTGAAGATGCTCGAGCACCTCGCCGACAAGGCCGAACGCGCCCGCAATGAGCAGGCCGCGCGCGAAGCGATGAAGGCCGATGGCTGAACGGATCGCGGACCTCTACCTCGATCTGTCGGTCCGCGGCGCGGACAATCTCGACCAGACGCTCCGTCGCGGCCGCGAGTCGCTGGAGCAGATGGGCGAGCAGGCCGACGAGACCGCGGAGGCAACCCGTCAGGCTGCGCTGCGGTCCACCTCGGCGTACGAGCGCGTCGCGAAGGAGCTGCAGAACACCCAGCGGGCGTATCAGCGTCACACGCAGGAGGTTCGCGACTCGGCGCAGCGCGAAGAGATGGCGATGCAGCGCATGGAGGATGCGCGCCGCCGATACGGAGACACGTCTGAGCAGGCGATCCGCGCCGAAGGGCAGTGGCAGCGCGCGCAGCGCGAGTCCGAGCGCGCATCGCAGCGCGCCGAACGTCAGATGGACCAGCTGCGTATCGCCCAGCAGCGCGCCGCGCAGGCCGCGCAGCGGGCGGCCCGCGACGTCCGGTCGGCCGGTGAAGAGATTTCGCAGCCGATCCAGCCGCCCGAGATCACTAACCCTGAGGGGGCGGGTGAAGAAGGCGGCGACGGCATGGGTGCCGGATTCATGGGTGGTTTCGCCGCGCGCATCGCTGGGCTGGGCAGCAAGGCTGGCCCGATCGGGATGGCGATCGCTGGCGTGGCGGCGATTGGTCTAGGCGCCGGGGCGATGCTAGCGAACGCGATCGTCGAAGGTGCTGAGCGCGAGTCGATCCGCGACCGGATGCAGGCGAACCTCGGCATTGACGAGGCGACTGCCCGGAAGATGGCGAGCGCCGCGTCCGAGGCGTACATGGACGTGTTCGGCGGATCGGTCGCCGACAACATGGCGACCCTGACGTCCCTCGGCGACTTCCAGCTCCTCGACACCAGCGCATCGCAGGGCGAGATGGAGGGGTTGATCGCGAAGGTCGACACGCTGAATCAGATGCTCGGTGTCGAGACCCCGGACACCCTGCGTGCGGTCTCGGGCCTTGTTCGGTCGGGCCTGGCGCCGGACGTGGATGCCGCAGCTGACCTGATCGTCGCGGCACGTCAGCAGGGCCTCGACGCGCAGGGCGACCTCATCGACTCGATCTCGGAGTACTCGGCAGGCTGGAAGAACACCGGTCTGTCGGCGCAGACGACCCTCGCACTGATCAAGCAGAGCATGAGCCTCGGCGTCGACAACACCGACCGAGGTGCTGATGCGTTGCGCGAGTTCGGCCGTCGTGTCACCGAAGAGGGCGACACGATTGTCGCCGCGCTCAACGACGTGGGCCTCAACGGCCAGCAGATGTACGAGTCGTTCAAGGCGGGCGGACCGGCGGCCGAGGAGGCGTTCGACAAGGCCTTCGACACCATCAGGTCGATCGAGGACCCGGTGAAGCGGAACCAGACCGCGATGGCGCTCCTGGGCGACACGGCTGGCGACTTCATCGGCGCGTTCACCCAGTGGGACCCATCGAAGGCGATGGACGACTTCGGATCGGCGGCCGGCGCCGCAGACAGGGCAACCGCGGATCTCGGTGCGAATACCGCGACGTCGTGGGAGGGGATGCGGCGCACCGCTGAGGAATCGGTGGAGGGCATCAAGGCTGCGCTCGCCGAAGCGTTCGGCCCTGAGATCGCCCGCATCGCTGAGGGGATCGCTGCGAACAAGGATGAGATCGTCGCGTTCTTCGCCGACGTCGTTTCCGCGGCACTGACGTTCACGATCGGCTTGGGTAACGCACTCGCTGGCGGCCTGAAGGTGTTCGCCTACACCACCGGTGCGATCCAGTCGTTCGTCGGCGTAATTGTCTCCGTGCTCGGCAAGGGGATCGGCGCCATCGGTGGGTTGATCGAGAAGATCCCGGGGATGCAGGGCGTCGGCGAGGCGCTGAAGTCCGCGGGTGACGTCGCGGACGGGTTCGGTGGGCAGATCGCACAGACAAGCTCGCGGTCGCTGGAGCTGGCCGACGCCATCTCGAACGACCTGGTGCCTGGGCTCGCGAACGCGCGCGACCGGTTCAACGGCATCGCAGACGGTGCGCGCGAGGGTTCGACCGAGATCGACTTCCTGAACGGCGCTGTCACGCGGCTGCCCGACGGCAAGTCGATCATCATCTCGGACAACTCGCCTGAGACGAGGGCGCGGCTCGAGGAGCTTGGTTACACGGTCACCACACTGCCTGACGGCACGGTGCGCGTGGAGGCCAACACCGGCCCGGCGCAGACCACCCTCGATGAGTTCCTGCGCAACAACGCGAATCGCAAGACCATTGTGGACGCGATCGTGCGCCCGATGCTGGACCCGAACTACACGCCGAAGGCGCCTGACCAGCTCCCCGTCGGGCCGTGGAAGGCTCCGGCGAAGCCGAACGCGGACGGTTCGATTCGCGAGTACGCGGATGGTGGTGTCGACGGTCCGCTTCCGAGCCAGGCGGTGATTCAGCCGGCGCGGAACGGGAAGCGCGGCCTGGTGCAGTGGGCCGAGTCGGATGCGGGCCCGTGGGAGGCGTTCATCCCGGGCGCACCGAACAAGCGGCACCGTGCGGTCAACATCCTCTCCGAGGTCGCCGACCGGTTCGGGTACTCGCTGTACCGATCGTTCGCAGACGGCGGGATCACCGACGGGGATGTCGCCCGCATGGGTGGCGGCACCGTCAACCTGTCGTTGTGGCGGGCGGTCAAGGCCAACAACCCCAACGCGATCCTCACCTCAGCGAAGACCGATCACGACGTTGACGGCGGACTTCACCCGAAGGGGCAGGCGATCGACGTCGACCCATCCGCGGAGAATCTGAACTTCCTGTGGTCGATCCGCGACCAGCTCGCGATGATCATCAACTCGGCCGAGGGTGGCGCGAAGAACTGGTACAACATGAACGGCGAGCGCGCCGAAGGTCAGGCCGCGGTCGCGATCTACGGCGCCGACACGGTTGCCCAGCACGGCAACCACATCCACGCCGGGGCTCTGCGTGAGGTCTCCGCATCAGGGGCTGCGCCGATGCAGATTCAGGACATCACGCTCACGCCGAAGTCGTCGCGCGAGGACGTCGCGCGCAAGATCATCGCCGAGGGCCGCCGACGTGGTTACACCGACGACGAGATCGTCGCGATTCTCGCCACAGCGCGCGGAGAATCCAATCTTGATCCCGAGGCATACAACGCGGCCGGCGACTGGAAGAACATCTTCCAGCAGGATGGGTCATACCCGGGTCGTGATGATCCGAACACTGCGATCACCGGGTTCTACGATCGTCTCGATCAGAAACGATCGAGTCCGGGTGCGAGCGACGACATCTGGAAGAACATCTTCTGGCTGCAGCAACGTCCCGGGATCTCTACCGCCGAGGAGGCGTACGCCGGCGGGCGACAGGCCTACATGGCCGAGATGCGTGCCCATCAGGGCGAAGCGCAGCAGCTCATGGGCCAGCTCGGCCCGACCGTCGGCGGCTACGGCTATGACGTCGTCCCGGGCGGTGGCGAGGACGGTAGCCCGGGGTCGACGCCGCCGAAGCCAAAGGAGCCGCCGGAGGACCCGAACACGGTCGAGTTCACCTTCGACAATCCGTTCCAGCCGTTCTGGTGGAAGGGCGAGAAGGAACGCAACCAGTACATCATCGACAACTACGAAGCCGAAAAGGCGTGGCAGGACTACCTCAACCAGCGTGGTGATTGGGCGCCGAAGGAGCAGAAGCAGGCAACGAGCCGGAAGACGCTCGCCGAGGCGACGCGTGATCTGAAAGATGCCGAGACCGATCTCGCGATCGCGATCCAGCGGCAGAAGGAGCAGAAGCCCGACGCTCCGGAGTCGTCGAAGATGTCGACGCAGAAGTCGGTCGACGAGGCCCGCGACAAGGTCACCGATGCGAAGGCCGCTCTCGAGGAGGCGAAGCGGCTGCCGAATCCAGCGCAGAAGTTCGCAATGGGTGATGTCCGCAACGGCCACCAGCCCGAGATCGTGCGGCCGGGCGACTACCGACTCTGGGGCGAACCGGAATCCGGCGGCGAGTCGTACATTCCGCACGCCCCGGATCGCCGGGCCCGGGCGCTCGGAATCTGGCAGGAGACCGGTCGCATCCTCGGCGTGAAGGGATACGCCGGCGGCGGGTTCGGCGGGTATGCGGCCGATACTCGGGACGCGATGGCGCCGAAGAACCTGTACGACCTGATGGCGCTCGGTACCGGCGGGGCGATGACTCTCTCGAACGCTATCGCGCCGTACGTGCAGATGGCGATGACCGGCCAGGTCGACCTCGGCAACCTCACACCCAACGTCGACCTTGGCGCCAACTCGCCGCCCCTCGTCGCGGAGTACGTGGGCAAGGCCACCGATCAGATCTCGCAGCAACTCAGGGAGTTGATCTGGGCAGTGAAGGACGGGAAGAACATCCGCGTCGTCGTTGAGAACGCCACCGGGCCGTCGGGCCTCTCACTCACGAGGAGGGGCAAGTGACGTTGCTGACGACGGAGCCGCGGTTCCGGTTCACCGGCTGGGACGGGCAGGAGTTCTCGTTCGGCGACCCGTCGTGCCCGCTGCGGCTGAACAACATCGAGGGCCTCGGTGGTGCGCCGGCCGAGTTCGTCGACATCGTGGGCGCCGGCCAGGCGGGTGTCACGTTCGTCGATCTGACCGATCAGCCGAACGTCATCACCCTCAATCTGCGGTTCGGGCCGCTGATGAACGGCGAGACGATCAAGGGCACCGCGGCGGTGGAGGCGTACAGCGGGTGGCGGAAGTCGCTCGGTCGCGGCCGGAAGGTCGGGAAGTTCGAGTGCCTCGACACCGGCCGGTTTCAGATGGTGCGACCGAGCATTTCGCAGATGTCGCCGTACAACCTGCGCGAGGTGCACAACGTTGGGTTCATCGCCGAGGAGCGCGTGCCGCTAAGGTCCGATGAATCATATTGGCGCACTGACCCGTTCGATCAGACGTTCTCGTACGGAGAGACGATCACGGTCGACAACCTCGGTGACGATGAGTCGTGGCCGTGGTATCAGATCACGGGCCCGATCACGGCGCCGAGGATCGGCCTGGACGGTGAGGCCATCACAATCAAACGGGCCAACGGCGCCACGCTGACGATCCCCGCGGGGAAGACGTTGACGGTGCAGACCGATCCGGATTGGTGGGAGGTCGTCGACAGTGACGGCGTCGACCATTCGTGGCTCGGCGAACGCTGGCACAAGCGGGCGCCAGAAGACACCGAGGGCATCCCGGTCACCTTCACCGGCACCAGCACGACGTCGGCGACGAAGATCCGAGTCGTTGTGCCGCAACTGTTCTGGACGGCCATCTGATGCCGCCGCTGTTCGATCCCGGGTACGCGCCCGGGTATGCGCAGCCGTTCACTGGTCGTGTCGAACAGTTCGACATCGAGATCGGGAAACGCTTCGGCACCGGCCAAGGCTCGAAGGTCAGCTGGCGGCCGGTCGGCACCTACCAAGAGGCCGCGATCGACTCGACATGGGGTCTCGAGGCCGGCGGCATGGTGTTCACGCTGAAAGAGGCCAACCCGCTCAACGACCTGATCACCGATACCGGTATCCAGCGGCGCGCCTATCACGTGCGCGCCCGGTACAACGGACTCGAGTTCACCGGCCGCATCAAGAAACGCAGGGTGCGCAGCGAGCGCGGAGTCCGGTCGTTCCAGTACGAGTGCGTCGACTATAAGTACTGGCTGACCCGCGTGCTGTTCTGGGTGAACCCGCTGTTCCCGCCAGAGATCCAGGTCGGCCTGACCGGCAAGCAGGACATCGCGTTCGGCCCGTCGGATGCGGTGATGAAGTACTTCCTCGCGAAGAACTTCACCCGCCTCGGCCGCCCGGTCTACTGCAAGCTGCCGATCCGGTGGCCGGAGGCGTGGTCGCAGGACAACATCGCGAACATCTTCGACCTCGACGCACTGTTCGATGTGCTGCTCGGCGGGTCGGCGAACGGCGGCGACGTCGGCACCTCGGGCGGCGCGATGGGCCAGCACCTCGGCGACGTCGACCTCCTCGGTCCGATCTCTGACCGCGTGGCCGGACTGTTCGACGAGATCGTCGCGATGCAGTGTCGCTTCTCCCCGGGGGATGAGGCGTTCGCGCAGACCGCCGACCTGCTTGAAATGGGCGTCTCTGTGGACTTCTGGGACGGGCACGGCACCAGCCCGCAGGTGTTCAACACCGACACCCTGTCGGATCTGCAGTCGATCATCGACGTCTCGGACGATCACTTCCTCGACCTGTCGCAGCTGCTCAAACCGATCGTCAACGGCCTGTGGTCCTACGAGATGAACCGCGCCGGCTACGTGTTCGACACCGCGCTGAAGCGGGACCGACGGAACGTCATGTGGCGCACCGACGGCACGCAGATCGACAGCTGGGAGAACGCCGAGGAGCACGCCGACGCGACCGACGCGATCGTCGGCGGCAAGTCCCCGTCGATGGTCAACGAGCTCATCGAGATCGGCGCCAACCTGGCGATCGCAGCGATCATCGCTGTCGTAGCCACCATCCCCGGACTCGCCGGCGTCGGCGGGCTCGCAGTCGGAGTGGGCGATCTGTTCGACAACATCTTCTTCGCCTACCAACGGTTCTGGGACGCCGAACTCGAGGACGACATCGGCGAGGACGACGCGTTCGCGGAGGGCTTCGCCGACAACACGGCGGCGCACTCGCTTGAGAGCTACAGCGTCGGCAAGAGGTACCTCAAGGACCATGGTGGCTCGAATCAGCTGACGATCAACACGATTGCGTACGGGCCGACCGGCAAGGGCATCAGTTTCGGCGCCGACAATGGCACAGCGCGGCGGTTCCGGACCGGCGACATGATGTCGTTCTGGGACCGCGGGAACATCGTCGAGCAGTACGCGTCGAAGGTGACGGTCGCGGACAAGCCCGGCGAGCGGATGATCCAGCAGGTCACCCTCGGCGACGACAAACGGCTGAAGGGTCCCTGGGATCGCCTGCTCGGCGGTATCGGCCGTGCCAGCGCCGCGATCAACGGCCTCGCCAACTCGACCTAGTCCAACCTTCCGGAATCCCCGGACAGTTCGACCACCCTGCGCCCGTTCGGGTTCGGGGACTTCACCGTGTCAGGAGGCACAACAATGGCTGATCCGATTGCCGTGTATGAGCGGCTGATGAAGGACTCCGTCATCAAGGCGAAGTTGCTCGACGGGGCGAAGACCCGCGGCCACGGCGACATGATCTCGCCGCTCTGGGGTCTGATGAACCATCACACTGGGGCGTCGGGCAACTCGTCGCCGTGGTCGATTGCGAATCACCCGAGCCTCGGGCTGTGCTCGCAGATCTTCCTGCCACGCAAGGGCAGTCCGTCCATCTGTGGGTACGGCATCGCCTACCACGGTGGCGCCGGCAGCGGGTTCGGCATCCGCGACGTGAACGGCCAGCTCCTCGGCATGGAGATGGACAACAACGGCACCGAGGGGTGGGGCACCGAGCAGTACTGGAACTGCGTCCGGATCAACGCCCTCGTGCAGGATGAGGCGCGGCTCGGCAAGGACCGCTCGATCGCGCACAAGGAGTGGGCCGGTGCCGCGCAGGGTAAGTGGGACCCGGGCGGGATGAACATGAACAAGCTGCGCTCGGACATCCAGATCGTGAAGGGGCAGTTGGGTATCGCGCCGCCGAAGGTCGTCCGGAACGAGATCGACTACGTGCGTTCGTTCTCTCCGTGGCTCGGCGCACCGACGTCCGCCGAGCTTCCGTTGCGCGGCCGTGTCTCGGGCAAGGTTCGGCGCTACGAGGGCGGCAACGTCTACTGGCTCGAGGCGACGAACTCGACCGTCCCCGTGCCGACGGCGATCCTCGAGGTGTACGAGCGCTTCGACTTCGAGAACGGCCTGCTCGGCGTCCCGCTGAAGTACCACGCGCTGATCCCGATGAAGGACGCCGACGGGAAGGTGATCACCGGGCCTGGCGGCGAGACCGTGATCCTCGGCGACATCCAGGGATTCAAGGGCGGTGCGATCCAGCGCCGGTACGGCCACGACGGTTACGCACTGCACGGCCAGATCGGCGAGCGCTACGCCGCCGAGGGTTGGCAGTACGGCGCACTCGGGTTCGCGACCTCCGACGAGTACGAGCGCGACGGCATCATCCGCCAGGACTTCGAGCACGGCGCCCTGCTGTGCGACCGCAACGGCACCGTGAAGCTCGACAGCGGTGACTACCTGTACATCCCCCCCGGTCGCTGACCCGCCCACAGAAGGAGTTCCACCATGTCCGCATCCACTCCCGCACCGTCGCTCGGTCGGATCGTCCACTTCACAGTCGATCAGAATCAGGCCGAGGCGATCAATAAGCGTCGCCTGGACTTTCACAAACACCGCTCGACGAACGAGGCCTACACCGACACGGGATACGTCGCGCACACCGGTAACGAGGTCCGCGCTGGTGACGTGTTCGCGGCCACCATCGTGCGCGTCTGGCCCGGCGACCTGGTGAACCTTCAGGTTCACCTCGACGGCACCGATACCTACTGGGCGACCAGCGCCGCAGAGGGCGATCAGCCCGGCTCCTGGTTCTGGCCGCCCCGCGTCTGACCCCACCCTCATATCCGAAGGAGCTTCACCATGTCCGTACCCACCCACACCCCCGCCCGACTTATCCTCGGCCGTGAGCCGGCGATGATCTCGTCGGCGATCATGATGATCGTCGGCCTCATCTCCGGATTCTGGCTGCCGATCTCGCCCGGGACGCAGGCGCTGATCCAGACACTCGTCGGCGCGGCGCTCGCACTTTGGGTGTTCATCGCCGTCCGGGAGAACATCGTCCCCGGAATCCTCGCGGTCGTGCAGGCAGCGCTACCGCTGGTCGTCGTCGCCGGTGCGGATCTCACGACCGATGAGCAGGGCCAGATCTACGCGGCCGCGGCGATCCTGCTCGCACTGTTGGCCCGCCCGAACCTCACGCCGAAGGTGCCGGCGCTCGACGGCCAGCGCGTCATCGAGGGAGAGGTTGTGGAGCTCGAGACGGCGGGCATTGCGTCCGAGGTCGCGAACCAGATCGGACCGCAGCTCGACGACATCGTCCGCGCGATCAAGGACGGCCAGACGATCCGCGTCCAGGATGAGCGTCCGGGCGAGTGACACTCGATGATCGCCGCGACCCCGTCGAGACGCTGCTGGCATCGGTCCGGACCGCGGGCATCCTCTACGGGGTGTTCGCGGTCGGGTACGGCCTGCTGACCGTCACTTTCGGTGACGCCCTGTGGGGTTCGGGCGCTTACGGGCTCGCGCAGAAGGTCCCCGCCGCGCCGCAGTCGTGGGGTGTGGTGTTCGCAGTGTTCGGAATCGGCATCCTCGCCGGGGTCCGCACGCGCCGTCCCGAGCTGATCGCCGCGTCGTGCTGGCTGTCCGGCGTCTGGTGCTACGTGTTCGCGATCCTGTTCCTCGCCGACTCGCTCCGTCGTGGAGAAGCGTTCGGCATTACCGGATTCTGGCTCTACACGATCTTCGGCACACTCGTCATCAACCGCGGCGCGTGCGCCCGAAAGGTCGGTATCTGATGGACTGGTTACGACAATGGGGTCACCAGGTCACCTCCGGACCCTGGCCGCTGTACCGGCTGATCGCGCTCGCGATGTTCGTCGGCGCCATTCAGCAACTCCGGTTCGGTGTTCCCGATTCGCTGCGGTCCGCAGCGCCGCACTGGTTCGACTGGGTGTGGTTGTCGCTGATGCTCGTCGCGTCGGCGTTGATCATCGTCGCGATCGGGATCATGGGCGACACCGCGAAGTCCGCGCACATCGAGATCGGCGGTCTCATACCGCTCTTCGCGTCGATGCTCATCTACATCGTCGGCTACTGGGTGTCGATGGGGCAGCCGAAATCGTGGCTCACCACGTTGCCGTACGCGATCGCGGTGTTCGCGGTGGTGCGGTTCTTCGAGCTGCGGCGACGGCTGCGCGACACGATGGCCGAGCTAGCTGCCGAACACGCAGGAGAGGACTGACCTGTGGATTCGTGGCTCGGTCTCGTCGGCACCATCCTCGCTGCCGCCGCCGGCGGCGGCACGGTCGCGGCGATCATCAACTACTTCCAGCAACGCCCGAAGCTGACCGCTGAGGCCGAAGACATCTACTCGCGCCGCAAGTCGCGCGAGCGGCGCGAGGACCACCGCGAGCGGGCGATGTTGCGCGCCGAGGCGGAACTGATCGAGTACAAGTTCGACAACCTCCTCGATGCGTGCGGATCACTGCTCGACCAGGTGCAGCACTGCCCGGGCGTCGACGTCTCACAGGTCCGCACGAAGGTGCTCGAGATCAAGTACCTCGACCGGATACCCGGGCGGCCGGCTCCGGGAGAGCTTCTTACAGAGGGGGAGACGCAGTGATCGAACTTCTCTTCGTCGATGGCACATGGTCTCGCCCAGGCGCGCGTTCCCCGGTGGGCGAAGCGCTACGCAAGGCGCTCGACCCGTCGAAGGTGAAGTTCACCTATGTCGACTACCCGGCCGACTTCGGACCGGCCACCGGGGTCGGTGATGTGTCGTACGCCGACTCGGTGATGGCCGGCGTCGCCGCCTTGTCGCTGGCGGTCGAGCGGTCACAGTTCGACGTTGTGGTGGCCGGGTACTCCCAGGGCGCCGCGGTCGCGGTGCACTACGCGCTCCGAGTGCTGCCGCGGAAACCCAAGCACATCGTGCTGGCGCTGGCGACGGTCGGCGACCCGCACCAGCCCGTCCACAACGGCCGGTCCGGGATTGCCGGTGCGATCACGTTGTCGCTGCGCTCGTTCCGCCGGTTCGTTCCGGGTGACCCGATCGCAGACCTCGACCTCGGGTCGCCGGTGCGCTCAGCCGCCGATCTGTCCCGGTGGATGTCGGTGCGGTCACCGGAGGCCGCCCGGGCGTGGGCATACAGGACGGCCGCCGAACTGCCGACCCGGGCACAGCGCTGGTGGGAACCGTGGAACTGGGCAGCGATCGGCCGCGCCGGTGAAGCGATCCGCAACTACCTCGGCACCGCGCACTCCACCGACTACATCAGTCAGGGCCACGTCCGGCGACTCGCCCGCGACATCGAATCGGTGGCCTGATGGGCGTCCGCATCCCGGGCGGCCGGAAGCCGCGGGTCGACAACGACCCTCTCGAGGACTTCTGGGACGAGATGGTCGAGGCGTTGAAGGACGTCCCGATCCGCATCCTGATGGGCGTCATCGGGATCGTCCCGGTGTTCGGTCAGCCGCTGGCGAACGCGCTGGGCGCGTGGCTGCTCGATACCAGCACGACCGCCGAACAGGCTCTCGAGTCCGCCGACTCTGCGCAGACTCAGATCGTCACGATCCAGCAGGTGTTCTCGGTGCGTTCGAACCGACCGTTCTGGGAGGGCCCGGACCCGACCGGGGAGAGTTCCTTTCCGTTCTCGTTGCTGGCAAAGCCTGCCGCCCACACGCACAACTTCACCGCCGACGGCAGCGGCACACGAACGACGACCAGTAGCGGCACGAACCGGGTCGTCGCCACGCAGAGCCTTCTCCCCATGGCGCTCGTCAAGTGCGAGTACAACACCGAGAAGAAGCAGGTGTCGTTCAAGCTCCGCAAGGTCGGCACAGTGACCGCCGCGTACATCGACGTCTACGTCATGGGTGAGGACGGCAGTTTCACGCTCCTCACCTCGACCCCGGACGTCGCCGCCGACTTCCTGACCGTGGACGCGTGGCAGCGCGTCCTGATGCCGTCGTCGTATCTCTCCGAGATGGGTGACTGGCTGGGCGTGCAGTTCCGCATGGTCGGGTCCGGCTCGTTGTCGATCGCCGGCGTGGAGATGGAGCCGGAGAACTTCTTCCCTGAGTTCCGGCCGCTGAACTACGCCCTGATGCGCACGACGAACAGCGCTCCCTCGGTGATCACCCGGGCCCAAGCCGACGAAGCGTACTCATACCTCGTCCCGTACGTGCAGATCGGGTCGGACGTCGGGCAAGTCAACGCGCCACGCAACTTCTTCGATAACTTCAACCGGAGCACTCTCGGTCCCGCGTGGTCACTGCAACGCCAGAACGGCGGCAATCTCGAGATCGCGAACAACGCTGTCCGGGACCCGTCATTCCAGCTCATCGAAGGCATGGCCGCGGCGCTGTACACCTTGCCGCTGACCACCGACAAGATTGCTGCCGAATGGGATTCACTCGACAACCGGGACAACGACCGCTGGTCGGGCGTAGTGCTCTGCGCCTCATCTGATTTCACCAACTTCCTCTACGTGGCCACCGAGGCGAACGAGGTGATGATCGGGACCATGGCGTCCCTGTCCGGCGGGTTCGTCGAGCGTGCCCGCGTGTCCACCGGCACGACAGGTTCGACCGACGGTCACTGGCTGGTCGTCTATGACGGCCCTGTAGCCCAGGGCGGCACCAACACCTATCGCGTCTACAAGGGCAGCAACGTCGTTGACGGCGAAGGGAACATCACCGTTCCGCCCATTGTGACGTGGACCGACTCCGGCAACGCTATCAACCACGGCAAGGGAAATCGATTCGGAGGGTTGATGATTCATCACGCAAACTTCGCGATCGGCAGCCCGATCGACAACTGGCGCTACTACGATTGGACAAACGGATGATCGTCGACATCGACGGCGTGCAGCTCGACCTGAAGGTCCGCGACGGTGTCCTCGAGGTCGGTCGACCGGACAAGACATGGATCGGTTCGGTCTACGTGGGCGCTGAGCCTGCGGGTCCGACTCCTCGACCGGCAACACCCGACCTCACACCGGCGGTGCCGATCCTTCCCGAGCGATGGACTCAAGATCCCGACGGCACCATCCGAAACGCTGAAGGCCGATCGATCTACGGCATATCGCCTGAAATAGAAACGGAGTCGTGATGGCCGACCTTGGATACCAGCCGCTCAAGGGGAAGCTCCTCCTGACCACCGGCGCAGACTGGGTGTGCACCCTCTCCACCGGGAAGCCGTGGCCAGAAGGCACCACCTGCTGGGTGAAGGTCGGGGACCTCCCGCAGTGGGATGCGGCGGTCACCGAAACGACCGGCACCGCGTCGTTCGTCGTGCAGTCGGCGGTCACCGACCCGGTCGCCGACCGGACGCCGTACACGATCTATCTGCGCTACCCCGGTAGCCCGACCACCGAGTTCGCATGGTTCGAAGACCAGGTGAAGAGGACCCGCAAATGACCACCGCCATCGACCTCACCGGCACCGTCGTCGTGACCTCGCCCGGCGCACCAGCGGTCACCGCCGCGGGCCCGGACGCAGCTGGTCGGGTCGATGTGTCTCCCGGTGTCCCCGGCCCGCCCGGCGCCGGCGTGCAGCTCGACGGGGCAGTCGCGACCTACGCCAACCTGCCGACCGGGTTGGGACTGGCCGACGCCGGCAAGGCCTACATCGTGCAGGCCAACGGGAAGCTCTACGTCTGGTCGGGCACCGCGTGGCCGACCGAACCGAACGGCGCCGACTTCCGTGGCCAGACCGGACAACCAGGCCGCGGGATCACCGCGGGCGGCATCAGTGTCCTCGGCAGCAAACTGCGGTTCGCCATGTCCGACAGCACCATCGACGAGGCCGCCGTCCCCGCGATCCAGCAGGCCATCGACTCCGCAGCGGCAGCATCCGGGTCAGCGACCGCGGCGAACACCGCGAAACTCGCGGCCGAAGCTGCGGCATCGACCGCGGGCACGGCCGCGTCGACGGCCACCACCGAACGCACCGCGGCGCAGAACGCCCGGACCGGTGCCGAGACAGCGCGCGACGCCGCAACAGCCTCAGCGACGGCCGCCGACAACAGCGCCGACGCCGCAGCAACATCGGAGACCAACGCGGAGACCGCCGAGACGAACGCGGCGGGCTCGGCAACCGCCGCGGCCGCGTCCGCCGGCCAGGCGAACTCCCGCGCGACCGATGCCGACACCGCTCGTGCGGCAGCCGTCGCCGCGCGAACCGGAGCTGAGACCGCCCGCAGCGACGCCACCGCGGCCGCTGGCGGTGCGCAGACGTCGGCCGCCGATGCCGAGGACTCGGCGACCGCAGCGGCGGCGAGCGCAGCCGAGGCCGCCGACATCGTGGCCTCCGGTGTCCCGAACGCCACCGACACCACGAAGGGCGGCATCGTCCTCGCCGGTGATCTCGCAGGCACCTGGGATGCGCCGACAGTGCCGGCGCTCGCCGCGAAGGCCGACCTCGTCGACGGCAAGGTGCCAACCTCACAGATCCCGGCGCGCGCACTCGTCGTGCCGCACCCGGTCGCCGACACCGCCGCCCGCCTCGCGCTCACCGACGTCCAGCCCGGCGACATCGCGATCCAAGCCGGGAACCCCGGCCGCGGCACCTACATGCTGATGGACGACGACCCGTCCGACCCGGCGTCGTGGGTGCTCCAGGTCGCGCCGACAGACGCTGTGTCGAGCGTGAACGGGTACCAGGGCATCGTGGTCCTGGGGAAGGGCGACGTCGGACTCGGCAACGTCGACAACACCAGCGATCTCGCGAAGCCGATCAGCACTGCCGCGCAGACTGCGCTGGACGGGAAGGTCGACGAGGTCTCGACAGCGAACGTCGCGTACGGCACCAAGACGGGCGGCGTGCAGGGCACGTGGCCGATCACCTCGGCAGCGACCGCGACGACGCTTGCGCTGCGTGGCACCGGCGGCACCGTGGCCGTGGGCACCGCGACCGGTCCGACGCACGCGCCGACCAAACAGCAGCTCGACGATGGACTGTCCGGGAAGTCAGACACAGGGCACGCCCACGACGCGGCCGCGATCGCGACGGGCACCCTCGACGCGGCCCGCCTCCCGGTCGGCACTGGGTCGACACAGGTGGCTGCGGGCAACGACTCCCGCATCGTCAACGCCGTCCCGAACTCACGCACCGTCACCGCGGGCACCGGCCTGTCCGGCGGCGGGACGCTTGACGTCAACCGCACCCTGTCGGTGCTGTACGGCAACACCGCCAACACCGCGACGCAGGGCAACGATGCTCGTCTCTCCGACACCCGCACCCCCACCGACAACACCGTCTCCACGGCGAAGATCCAGGACGGCGCGGTCACCCTCGCGAAGCTGGCCACCGCGGTATCGGTGTCGATCCAGCAGATGATCGACACCTCGGTTCTCGCCGCGCAGCTCGTCACGATCAACGCCCAGACCGGGGCGTACACCCTCGTCGCGACCGATGCGAACAAGGCCGTCGAGGTCACGTCCGGATCGGCTGTGAACGTCACGATCCCCACCAACGCGTCGGTCGGGTTCCCGATCGGCACTGTCATCGAGGTCGATCAGATGGGCGCCGGGAAGGTCACGATTGTCGGAGCGTCGGGTGTGACCGTGCAGTCCGCGGTCGCCACGCCGACGAGCCGCGCCCAGTACTCGGCGCTCGTACTCCGCAAGCGTGCCGCCGACCTGTGGCTCGTCACCGGCGATCTGGCGTAGCCGAGATGGTTCTTCCGGCGCCGCGGTTCCGCACCACCCGCAAGTGGCAGGCGAACAACGTTCAACCCGACAACTCGTTAGTCGTGGAGGGATCGTCGACGACCAACGTCAATCTCACCGTCGGTGCTGGCGCGGCGGTCATCGTGTTCGTCGCTGGCAACCAGACCGCCGCATCGCGTGTCGACGGCGTCGCGATGACCCTGATCGGCAAGACCAGCAACGCCGCCATGTACGGCATCACCGGGCTCGCCGCCGGCGCCCGGAACGTGCAGGTCGATCGGTCGGGTTCGAGCGCACACATCGTGGCGGTGCTGTCCTACACCGGGGTCTCGACCATCACCGGCGGGGCGCTCGGCAGCGGGTCCGGAAACACCCCATCGGGCACACCGTCAGGCTCTGGGCACCTGGCCGTCGTCGGGTTCGACTTCGGTGTCTCCTCCGGCGACGTCGGGTCGGTCGTGTCGAACGGCAACCTGCGCCAGCTCTACCGGCGAACCGCGGCAAACGCTCTGGCCGTCGCCGACAAGGATTCCGCGCCGGTCACGATCACCAACCCCACCGGCGGAAGCTACACGAGTATCGGGGTGTGGCTCAGCACCTGATGGGGTGATGGTGGCTCAGTTGTCGCCGCCGAACTGGGCGATCCGGATCAGGTTCCGCTGGGTGTATGGCGTTGCTTCGCTCGACCCGGCGAAGGTCTCTTGAGCCTCCTGGGTACGGAAGTTCCACCGAGCTTCTTCGTAGTGGGGCACGAAGAGACGTCGGGCCAGATCGACGAACTGGTCGACGGGGTTTTCCTTGGATCGAGGCGTGTCCAATGGGCCGCGAGAGATGAGCGACAGGAAGGTCGACAGACCATCCTCGCCATCGAACTCGGAGAGCTCGAAACTGAGCAGGTAGCCGCTGATGTCGTCCGGATCGCATCGACGGCCGTCGACGTTCTTGTGCACCACCCTGAAGTCGCGGAACTTGAACGGGTCGTCGTCGCTGCCACGCTTGGCGACGATCATGGCCATACCGGTGTCGGAGATGGCTTCTTTGCATGTGTCGCAATACAGAGTTCTCATCACGCATAGGACGATAGCCAGGCTCACCATCGTCATCATGATCTGCCTCGCCGCCAAGCTGGCGACTGACGACAACGCCCCTGACCTCGCACACCGAGGATCGGGGCGCTCTTGTCGTTGGGGGCTACCGGGTGCTGGCCGTCTTCTTCTTCTTGGCCGGGGCCTTTTTCGCCGCTCGCGTCTTCGTGGTGGCGGGCTTCCGTGGCTGAGCCTTCACGGTCGTGTAGCGCTGGCGCGCGGCCTCGCCGGTGGTCCCGAGGACTCCACCGATCGCGCCCCATGACTTGCCCTGTGTCCGGGCTTGCTGCACCCACAGGCGCACGTTCTTCTCTGCGTTGGCCGCTTCGACGACGGCCTTGCTCAGCCCATCGAGCGCGTCGACGGTCGAGCTGCTGGTGGGCTCGAAGTCGGTCTCGAATCGGCTGGCCAGTTCGTCGGCGTGGGCGAGGATCTCTTCGGTTGTGCGTGGCATCGTCATCACCTCATGAACTTGGGTCGGGCCGGGCGCATCGAGTGGATGATGACCGGCGTGCCGTCACTGGCGACGATGTAGCCGACCTCGATGAGGTGGGCGTCGGTCGCGGGTCCCACGATCATGGTGAACCCTTCGTCGTCGCGGTGCACGAACAGCGGGTTGCTGAACGCGTGCAGGGTGTCGTCGGCGTCAACGCCGTGCTTGTAGGCACTGGGGGCGACGACCGGCTCGTTCTGCATACATACAAGTTACCTTGCTGAGTCCGATAATGCAAGGTAACTTGCGAAGTTCGTGGAACCGAACACCCGCCCGCTGCGTCCAATCCCCATGCTCTACGACATCCTCGCCATCACCATCTGTGCCACCGCTGCCTGGTGGCTAACGACAACGCCCCCGACCTCACGCTGAGGATCGGGGGCGATTTCGTCGTCTCCGGGGTCAGAACTGCCAGCGATGGATCGCCTCACCCACCCGGTTCTGCAACATCCCTGACGCATTCTTCGTGTCGAACGCGATCGAGAACTGATACCGCGAGTCCGGATCGAACGACTTCGGGATCTGGGAATCCGCGCACCCGTACGACGCCGGCGACGTGATCCCGCTCTCCGTTACCCCGTCGTCGCCGATGATCGACCAGTACTTGCTTCCAGGCCGGAACATCTCGCCGAACTCGGGGCGCCACTCCGGACCGGTCTGCACATCCAGCCCGACGACGAGGAGATGTCCGTTCTCGATGTCGTTGTAGTAGGTGTCCGGGCACTGGCCGTCGACCGCGATCGACGTCACCGAGTACACGACCATGCCCTCATTCGACGGACCCACGAGGTCGACCTTCTCATCCAGCTCATTCAGGGTCGGCCGCGGCTTCGCGGCCGTGGAAGAGGCGGTTGTCGTCGTCTCAGCGGGATTCGACGAGCTGCCACCGTCGCCTGACGAACATCCCGCGACGAGCAGAGCTGCGACGGCACCGAGTACCAGGATTCGCTGGATAGAGGGCAACTTCGACATGCGCGAACTATATCGGTCGGATCGGACGTCGCGTGCCCGCTGAAGTGGTTCCTTCGGGTACCACGTCGTTCGGTCGTCTGAACGTTCTTGCTGGTCACGAACCCGTCAACAGGGGACCATTCGAGCTGGCATTATCGCCTCTGACCTGCGGATTTAAGGGGGTTCGAATCCCCTATCCTCCGCCAGGGCGGTGCAGGTCAGAGACCTGATCTGCACCGCCCACATCGTAAGGAACCACTTTCAGGTACCAGCGCTGGTAGATTGGCTGCATGGGTCCCCTAGCCGACGTCTGCAATCGGCCATGAAAGCGTCCATCAGCTCGCGCACACTGGCCTCCGGCCGCGAGGTTGTCCGCGTGCGGTGGCGTGAGCAGGGCAAGCAGAAGATCCAGACCTTCCACGACGCGCCCAGCGCCGAGATCTTCCGCCGCAACGTCGAGAAATTCGGGCCCGACCGGGCTTACGAGATCGCGGGTGTGATCGACTCCACAACCGCCGCCGAGGAGACCCTCGCCCAGGCCGCGACCCACCACATCGCCCACCTCACCGGCGTCGAGTCCGGCACCATCCACAAGTACGAGCGCTACGTCGCCAACGACCTCGCCGAGATCGGGCAGCTGCCGCTGCTCGCGGTCACCGACATCGTCGTCGCCGGATGGGTCCACTACCTCCAGCACGAGCGGAAGAACTCCGGCAAGACCATCGCCAACAAGCACGGCTTCCTGTTCGCCGTGTTCGAACGTGCGAAGCGGGAGGGGAAGGTGCCGGCTAACCCGTGCGAGCGGACCCGGCTGCCCCGCAAGGATGCCGCGTCCGAACCGGTGTTCCTCACCCGGGCGCAGTTCGACGCGATCCTCGCCGAACTCCCCGAGCGGTACCGACCGCTGGTGACGTGGCTCGTCGCGACCGGCATGCGGTTCGGTGAGGCGACCGCCATCCAGGTCGGCGACATCAATGCCGCAGCGAAGACGGCGCGGATCACTCGCGCGTGGAAATACACCGGGCGCGCGCAGACCGTCCTGGGCCCACCGAAATCGAAGGCCGGCCGCCGGACGATCAACCTCGCACCGCAAGCGCTCGCGGTCGTCGACCTCGACCGACCCGCCACCGATCTCGCGTTCACCACCACCCGCGGCGGCCAGATCAGATACCCCGCGTTCTTCGAATCGTGGGCAGACGCCGTCAAGGCCGTCGGGATCGACTGCTCACCGCACGACCTGAGACACACGTGCGCGTCCTGGATGATCGCCGCCGGCGTCCCACTCCCGGTGATCCAGGCGCACCTGGGCCACGAGTCCATAACCGTCACCATCGGTGTCTACGGACACCTCGACCGGTCCTCCCACGAATCCGCCGCGGCCGCGATCGGGCAAATGCTGGCCTGACCAGCTCCCAATGACTACAGGCGGTAGCCAGGCACGATCGCTGTGACGTACGGGACCACTCGACCATCCAGTTCGATGAGACGCCAGAAGACGGCCAGGTCACCGTCCACACCAGTAGGCGTCTTCACCACCACGACGTATCGAACTCTGTCGTTTGCTCGCACGGTGTGGTGCTGAAGCCACGGCTGTGTGTAGTCATTCGCCAGAGCCAGGAGGACACGGCAGAGCTCGCTATCGATGATGTTGAAGTCCAGCGGCGATGGGTAGAGCTTCTGCAGCCCACCAGTCACGATTGCGTACGCGCCGGGGGAGTAGTGGAGGTCGGCCATAGTGACGTACTCTACACCACGATTCCACGTTTCCAGTTTTCCACAGAGCCAAGATTCCAAACCGTGACAACATCCTTGTTGCCAACAAACCCTGTTAGCCCTACCGTGTAACTATGTCCCTCAAATATCGGTGACGCGTCTCCATGTCCACGGACGTATTTCCCCACCACAACCCCAACCCCAACCGCACAAAGGTGGACCTGCCCATGATTACTCAGGACACAAACGACGGTGTACTGATCGAGACCGACGGTCGTGGTCGCACTAACCTGTCGAAGCTCTCGAAAAACGGCCGATTCCTCGGCAGCGTCAAAGAAGACGGAACCATCATCCTTGAACCCGCAACCATCGTGACCGCTGCACAGGAACGTTTGATGCGTAACCCTCACGCAATCGACGCGATCGTTGAAGGTGACGCCGCCGAAGACAACCCGGTCAAGATCTCGCATGCCGACTGACTGACCGCTCCAACAGAACCCGAAAGGGCCCCGCGACAATCGCGGGGCCCTTTTCGTGGTCGCTAGCTGATACCTCCCTAGCGACGTCGCGCGGTCCGCAACCGCCGCAGCCGGTTCACCGTCGCTGGGGCGTACTCGAGCGCCTCCCGGGTGTCGCACATCTGATTGACGCGCTGCCAGAACCGGGTCAACGAGATGCCGAACTCGTCCCGCACTCGCTGCTCGAGGCTGCCCGCGTAGTTCCATCGCGCGCCCGCGAGGTCGAGCATCCGCTTCTGCTCGTCGGTGATGCGGGGCATCAGGCGACTCCCCAGTCGAGATCGAGTTGGTTTTCGATGTGCGCCAGTTCCCACGGCTCGAGGTGGGCGAGGCGGGTGCGCACGGTCGCGGGTTCGACCCAGAGCATGTCGGCGAGGCTGGCGATGTCGGGGTGGCGGTTGCCCCGCAGCGCGTCGACCAGGTCGTCGAGTGCGATCATCCGCTCGGCGGTGAGTCTGTCGACGCGCCGTTCCTCGACCTCGTCCGCGGGGATGATGCCGCGTTCGATGTGGAACGTCTCGTGACAGACAGCGATGCGCCGCTGGACCTGGCACAGTCGCGCGTCCATCCAGATCGTGCGCCCGTCCGTCACCGCGCGCACAGCGCCGGGGAGCTGGGTCCACACCACCTTCACGTGCGGGTGGTGCTCTGCGAGGTAGCGCCAGGGGTTGAACATGTCCTAGTTCGTATCGTGGGGCACCGACAAAATGTGTTGCGTGACCGGGGATTACACCGATGTCATTCCTGCCGGTGGTCGTCCGGATCCTGCGAAAACTCGTCGTCGGTCGGGGGCGTCTCGATGCCCTTCGGACCACCCGTGTCAGCAGCCAGCGGCAGGTCCATTGGCGGGTAGGCCGGCGGCTCAACGTCCACGGGTTGATTGGGGGATGTCAAGGTCGGGCGCTTAATCGCCCGCGTGGTTGTGATGCGTCGACCCGCGCTTCGGATCTGCTCTCGGCTCGGACGCGGGCGTGGCAGGCTCCCCCTGCCTCGGGTCTTCTGACCTTCAGGCGCTTCGCCCGAGCGGCCCGCAGTCGTCGGCTTCGTCGTGAGGTCATCGGTTGCCCCTTCTTCTTGGTGGGTGAGTAGTTCGTCGACGAACTCGCTGAGTTCGAGCAGTTGTGCCCGGTCCAGGCGGTTGATTCGGGACTGAAGCGTTTCCAGGTCGACGCGGTCGACGACGCCTTGCAGGATCGCCCGCACCCGTGGGTCGAGGTCGGGTGGGGACTCGCGTAGATATGCGCGCGCGACCTCAGCGTCTTGCAGCATGTCGTCCGGGAACGGGACTGTGCTGCCGTCGCGGAGGGTCACTGTCTCGTAGGAGCGCACGCCCGGGATGCTGAAGACTTCTTCGCCATGGTCGTCGGTGCCGACGTAGCCGTCCTCCTCTAGAAGAAGCGGCGTCGGCTCGCCGCCCGCCAGCACTCGTGCCGCGCTGCCTGGGACCCAAGCCAGCCCCACATCGAGCTTCCGGAGAGTGTTCTTCCGGTTTCCGGGGGTCCACTCGCCGTTCTCGATCTTGGTCAGCGTCGTGTCTGTGGGTCCACCGGCTTGGTGGACTTCTTTCTGGGTGAGTCCCAGCTCGGCACGTCGTTGGCGCACGAGATCGCCGAGGCGCGCCTCGTGGTAGCGGTCCAAATCCATGTAGCCAACAATGCCCAAAAAGTTTGGCAAACAACAGTCCACTTCGGCAAACATTGCGATCCCGCGTTAACCAGGGGCGCAGCTTACAACGGTGTACTTCTGCAGCTAGGGGCGTGTTTGCCTCTTGTTTCTGTTGAAATTGGGTCGTGTTTGCCCTACAGTTTTGGCATGGCAGCAAGTACGCGGCAGAGCCACAGCAAATATCGCAATCAGCGCAAGCCGGTTGCCGTACCAATGGTCTCGCTGGCCGTGGCCCGCAAACTGAGCGGCAAGACTCTCCAAGATGTTTGCGATCACATCAACCGCGAGTTCCAGTTCGAGAAGCGTGTGGAGCGCGGGACCATCAGCGCGATCGAGAACGGACACCGGGGCGCGAGCGTCGAGATGCTCGTCGCCATCGCGAGCGCGCTCAGGATCACGGCGGACGACATCGACACCCAGTACGTGCCGCGCCGCGGTCGCAGCGACGGGGCGGTGGCGGTATGACCGCCGCGGCCTGGCGCCCGTCGACAGGCGAGGTGTGGCCGGTGCTCGGCGTCGTCAAGTACGAGCAGGGCACGGCGGACGTCGTCGTGAGCATGCCGGCGATCGACGCGTTGATCCGCCAGGTGCCGCTCGATCAGATCGAGGTGCGGGCATGAGCGCGAGCGCCGAGTTCGTATGCGAGGGCTGCGACGCCCGAGCCTTCGTCCAGTGCGAGTTCGCGGATGAACTCGACGACTTCGGACTGGAGTGGGACGACCGTCACCGCGAGTGCGTTCCGACGGTCCACGAGGTTGGCGTTGCGTGCGACTCCGGGTGCGGCCGCGAGGTCACCCACCACGGTGTCGCGGCGGCCAGCGCGGCCGAGGCCGAGAAGATCGCACGCACTCGCATGACGGCCGAAGGCTGGGAAGAGGCCGACGGGTTCCACTGCCGCGCTTGCATGTTGAAGCGGTCCGGTTGGCAGTCGCAGCCCGGACCAGCTGAGCGCGGCCGCGCGATGAGCGTCGAGGCGATTCCGGACCCGGACCAGTCGGGCATCGTCCGCGCACTCACCGCGGACTTTCATCCGCGATTCACAGACCACTCCACCCCCGAGGGCTGCGGGTGTGGAGAGCGCGACAGGGGGACCCCTCGCCCCGCGGTGGTCGCGCAGGCCGGGGCGGGGGGAACCGCCTCGGCCACCAACCTCCCGCAGAACTGAAACGCCCGCCTCGGTGCGGACACACCGGGCGGGCCAGAGAACTACCGATTGGAGAAGTTCGTGACCAACGATATCACCCCTCACAACGGTGCTAGTTCACCGTTCGACTCGATCAGACGTGTCACCTCGGAAGGTCGCGAATTCTGGTCTGCGCGTGACCTGATGCCGCTCCTCGGGTACGACGAGTGGCGCAAGTTCGATGGCGCAATCGACCGCGCCCGCATCTCCGCCAGCAACGCCGGCTACACCGTGACCGATCACTTTGTCGGCGCCGCCAAAGTTGCAGCTAGCGGGCCCGCCGCCAAGGACCACCACCTGTCGCGGTACGCCTGCTATCTCATCGCCCTCAACGGCGATCCTCGGAAGCCAGAGATCGCCGCCGCACAAACGTATTTCGTCATCCGGACGCGTGAGGCCGAGGTGTCGGCACCGGCACTGACCGGACCGGAGCTGCTCGCCGCTGCGGTCCTCGAATCCCAGCGCGTCATCGAGCAGCGCGAGGCCCGCATCCACCAGCTCGAGCGCGTGGTCACCGACCAGGCGCCGAAGGTCACCTACGTCGACACCTACGTCACCGACGCCGACCTCCTTTCGTTCTCCACGGTCGCATCTAGCAACGGCGTGAAGGAGTCCTGGCTGCGGGACCTCCTCATCGAGCGCGATTGGATCTACGCACAACAGGACTCGCGGTGGTCCGAGCAGAAGCAGAAGAAGGTCACCCGCAACCGGTACAGCGAGAAGGCCGCATTCAAGCGGTACTTCCGCCGAATTGAGGTGCATGAGGCACCCCGGTTCCGCGGGTCAGAGGTCATGCACACCCTGAAGATCACCCCGCAGGGGGCCGAGGCGATCGCCCGCCTGGTCACGAAAGTGAAAGCCGCATGACTCACATCCTCTTCGATGACGCGCTGGTTCCGATTGAGACCGAGCACGGCGACATCCATCTCACGACCGCAACCGGTGCCGCTGGCCCGCGGATCGTCCTCGCGACCGCCGGGCCCGAAACCACCGACGTCCACCTGACTGTCGCCCAGGCGTACGCGCTGATCCTGCAACTATTCGCCGCGATCTCGCGTGCCGCCAGACGACGAGGAGGAACACCGCCATGAGTCTGCACAGCCTCGACTACGTCATCGAGGAAGTGATCGGCCCCGAGATCCCCTACAGTCGACGAACTCTCGCCGAGAACCTGCGGCGCGGCGGCCGATTCGAAGGCTGCGCGCGGAAGCTCGGCAACCGGTGGGTGTTCACCGACGAAGACATCCAGAAGTTCAAGGACCGGATGCTTCCGAACCTCGATGACGATGCCGCCCAACAGAAACCGAAGCAATCCGAGCGGTTGCCGTCCGGCATGTCCCCCAGATCCCCCCGCGTCCGAAAGGCCTCACCGGCATGAACACCATCCTCGACGTCGTCCTCGTCCGGACGACCCCGACCGCTACATCACTGCTGTTCGCGGTGGTCTTCTGGGGCGCGGTGATCGTCTCCGCCGCCAGTTACGTGCCCCGCGTCGCCGGGTGGCTCACCGACGCCGACCTCGACGACGAAGACGACGACCTCGAGTTCGTGCGCGTCGAACACGGCCAGATCCCGTGAACCAATGCCGCTGCTGCGGCGACCCGTGCCGCGGCGAAGTCTGCACCGCCTGTTTCCGAATCATCAACCCACGAAGGGAAAGTCAGTGACCGACAGCAACGAGCAGGACTTCGCGGCTGTGTTCATGCAGCACGCAAAGGGCAGAGCGCACACCGAGGCGTCGAAGAAGCTCGCCGAGGTCGTCGAGGCCGTCATGGAGACCGGGAAACCGGGCTCGATCACGGTCAAGCTCACCATCTCCCGCGACAAGGACCTCGCCAGCGTCGTGAAGATCGCCGACCAGGTCGCCGCGAAGATCCCGACCGAGCCGCGCCGCTCGATGTGGTTCCCCGACGACGACGGCCAACTCCACCGCAACGACCCCAGACAAACCTCCCTCTTCGAAGACGGACCCGTCGAGAAGATCCAAGCCCCGGAAGGCAACTGACCCATGACCGACAACTTCAACGGCCACCTCGTCCAGGACGACGAGCCGCAGAAGCTCTTCCTGCTGACCACCGAGGGCGTACCCGGAATTCAGCCGGGCGTCGGGGTCTTCGCGGCCACGACCAAGGACAAGGGCCTCGAGGTCGAGACTGTCGACCTCCGCGAGTTCATCCCTGGCGTGACCGCGTCGGCCGAGGCCGGTACCCGCCTCGTCACCGACGTGCCGTCGTTCCTCGCCGAACTCGTCCGTTACAGCATCGATCCCCAATTCTCGACGCTGTGGGGTGACGAGACTAAGGGCCGCGTCGAAGCCATCTACAACGATCACGCGAACGACGGCGCCGGCCTCCGCGACAACCGGCTGCGCCTCGAACTGCGCGCCGACCAGGACTGGACCGCGTGGCACCAGCTGTCCGGCCAGTACCTCCGGCAGGAAGAGTTCGGCGACCGCGTCGAAGAACTCCTCCATACCGTCGTCGAGCCGGCGCAGGCCGACCTGATGGAGGTCATCGACTCGATCCGCGCGACCAGCAAGGGAAGCTTCGAGTCGAAGATCTCCCGCGCCGACGGCGGCCAGCAGCTCGAGTACAAAGAGGACGTCTCCACCACCGCGGGGAAGTCCGGGCAGCTCGAGGTGCCGAAGACCGTGACCCTCGCGATCCGCCCGTGGGAAGGGCTCGACACCTACAAGGTGGAGGGCTGGTTCCGGCTGCGCGTGCAGAACGGGCAGCTGTCCCTCGCGATCAAGCTGAAGCCCACCCGCTCGATCCTGCGGGCCGCCTGGGCTGACGTCATCACCCAGATCGAGCAGCACCTCGACGGCAAGCCGGTCCTCGCCACCAGGTTCGACCGATGACCGCGGCCGCACCCGCGGCGATCCGCATCGAAACGACCGCGGATCTCGAACTTGGCCGCGACCCGATCGAGGACTGGATCAACGTCGCGTCGGTGCGGCCGGCCACGATCACCCCGCTGACCCTCGACGACGGACCGGGCGCCCGGATCCGGTTCGTCGTCGACCTCGGCGCGATCGCAGACACCGCCGAGGTGATCGTCCCGTTTGCCGCTCTGGCCGAGTACGTCGACCAGGTCCGTGACGGCGGTCTCGACGGATTCGACGACGCCCTCGACCACCTGCCGCCCCGCGGGCGGTCCCGCAAGTACATCGACGCTTACACCCTCGGTGAAGTCGAAGCGCGAGGGAGAGCTGAGTGATGAGCGCACCCGCGATCCACCCCGCGGCGATCGACGCCGCGCTCCCAGACTTCGACGCCGACGTGGCGTGCGAGTTCGGCAACGACAACTGCGACCAACCCGCGGTGTGGCGGGTGCGCGTCCACGGCTTCCTCCCGTCCAGCCCGGAGTGCGCGAATCACACCCTGTGCCTGTGTGACACGCACCAGGTGGTTCAGCGGGACAAGATCGAGAACATCCTGTGGCCCGGCCCGTTCCGATGCACCGGGTGCGAACGCATCTGCCGCCAGGTGTCGGACGTCATTCTCTCGGTGGTGGCCCTGTGAGGACCATCGACGCGGTCCCCGCCGAAGACGGCATTTATGCCGGACTCAGCGACGAGCTGTACCACGCCGACCACAACTCGCTGTCATCGTCGGGCGCCCGCACGATCCTCGAACCGGGTGGGCCTGCGAAGTTCGCGAACGGCCGCGCGACCCCGCGAGCGCCGAGCGACGCATTCGACCTCGGTCACGCGGTGCACACCAAGATCCTCGGCATCGGTGGCGAGTTCGTCGACGTCGGGTTCGACGCGTGGACCACGAAGGCGTCGAAGGAGGCTCGGGAAGCGGCCCGCGAGGCCGGGCAGGTGCCGTTGAAGACGTCGGAGTACCGGCGGGTCACCGCGATGTGTGAGGCGTTGCTGGCGCATCCGCTGGCTGAGATCTTGTTCAGCGACGGCGACCCGGAGCTGTCGATCTACCACCACGACGAGCAGACCGGCACCCGGCTGCGGGCTCGCCCTGACTGGATGCCGCGCGTCGCCGGCGGCAGGCCGATGATCGTCGACCTCAAGACCACGCTGAGCGCCGACCCGGGCAAGTTCGTCCGGAAGTCGGTTCCCGACTACGGCTATCACCAGCAGGACCCGTGGTACCGCGACGCCGTGACGGCGGCCGGGCTCGGCGAAGACCCCCAGTTTCTGTTCGTCTTGGTTGAGAAGTCGCCACCGCACCTCGCGTCGGTGATCGAGCTGCCGGCCGAGGCGGTCGCGATCGGCCGGTCCCTCAACCGACCCGCGATCGACCTCTACGCCGACTGCGTCGCCCGAGACCGGTGGCCCGGATACCCCGAGATCATCCACCGCATCGATCTTCCCCCGTGGGCGTACACCGCCGCGGAACACACCATCCGCCAACACGAAAGGCAACCCGCATGACCACCGAACTCTCACACGACACCGCCGACAACCTCGACCTCCTCCCGGCCACGCCCCCCGGCCGTTCCGCATCGTCGGTCCGCCTCGCCCAGCAGGTCGAGGACATGAAACTCGCCGCCCAGTTCGCACGCGGAATGTGCTACACCACCGCGGTTCCCGACATCTACCGGGTCACAGCGAAGGTCAACAAGGACCGCTCCGAGGACGAAGTCATCGGCAACGCAGCCGCGGCGATCATCTACGGGAACGCACTCGGCATCGACGCCCCGCAGGCGCTGCAGAACATCTTCTCGGTCGGCGGCAGACCGGCGATCTACGCCCGCACCGCCGCGGCGCTCCTGACCGGCCGCGGCTACAAGATCGCCATCAAGGCCCAGTCGGACGAGGCGGTGACGGTGATCGGCGCCGCCCCGGACGGCCGGACCGCGGAGTCGACCTGGACGATCGAGCGCGCCGAGAAGGCCGGGTACGTCCCCATGATCGACGACACCACCGGCGACTACCGGAAGAACCAGTGGGGCAAACTGATCGGCAACGAGAAGTACCTGACCGACCCGCAGGCCATGCTCAAGGCGAAAGCGCTGATGGAGGTGTGCCGGGACCTCGCGCCGGACGTGCTGATGGGCTTCTCGGCTGACGACCCGGACAGCGCGATCCCGGATGACGACGGCCGCCCCCGCCGGGTGCGGAACGAGGCGACGACTCCCGAGGCCGACGCGATGGCCGAGCTGCGCGCGCGGATGGGCGCGACACCGATCGCCGCCGCACCGGCGGCACCAGCACCCGAGCCCGAGGCGCCAGCCACCGCGGCCGCCGAAGCAGTGGGGGAGTCGACCGAGTCCGATACCGCCGCCCCGTCGAAGGACGACATGCGCCGGTTGAACCACCTGTTCGACCGGGCCGGGATCGGATGGAAGTCTGCCGCCGACAAGGCGAAGAAGAAGACCGTCATCCAGAAGCTGATCGAGCGGACCATCGAGGACGACACCCCGCTGACCGCCGACGAGTGCCTGAAGGTCGTCGAACAGCTCGAGGCGCTCGTCGCGCAGGGTGAGGCCGACGGCCGGGGCGACGCCGCCCTCGTCGACACCGTCGCGGCGCTCATCGAGGAGAGCGCCGCCGAGTCGGACGGAGCGAGATGAGCTCGGCCCCGCCCGCCCTGGCTCTGATCAGCCGCGCCGCGGGGGACTTCCCGCCAGACAGGCCGACCACCTTCACCGACGACTACGGCCGGTCCCAGGTGCTTGTGCCGATCGAGCAGCTACAGGAAGCCGAGGCCCACGCTCAGCGGGCCTCGGCCACGGCCGACCGTCTCGCCGCTGAGTGCGACCGGTTGACGACGGAGCGGGACGCAGTGCGATCGGAATCGAGCGCTCAGAGGCAGAGCTACGGACACCTCTCGGCCGAGTTTGCGACGGCGCTGACGCAGCTACGCGAGACGAGGGATCTGACCGTGTGGCTGACGGACGAGATCGGCGAGAATGCAGACGGGGCAACGCTGATCGACCTGGTGCGGCGGTACGCCGATGAGCAGGTGGCCGAGCGGGACCGATGGCAGGAGAAGGCGGAGGAAGCCCGCGCGCGGTGGACGTCGCCGATCGGCCCGCGCGAGCGTTGGGTGGGTGAGACCGCGGAGCCGATCCCGTTCCCGCGGCCGTACAACGACCTACACCAGATCCAGGTCGACTATCTGCGGGCGATCGAATGCAGCTCGTCCGGGCCGACACCCGAGGAGCGCCAGGAGCGGCGTCAGAAGGTGTTCGAGGCCGCGATGTCCCTCGTGTACGAGGTGACTCACCTCCGTGCCCAGGTGGCCGACCTACAGGCGGATCTCGCCGACGAGCGCGTGGTCGACGCCGTGGTCATCGACCACACCGACCCCGAGCAGATCCGTCGCGCCGCCGGGGTCCTCGAGGGCCTCGGCATGGACCGCGGGGTGTCACGTCCCGAGAACTACTGGATGTCGCCGTCCACGCTCCGGCGGCGAGCCGAGTTGGCCGAACGATGACGTCCGGGGTGTTCACCCTCGTCGACCTCGACGGCGTCCTCGAACCCGAGAACGCGACCACGATCGGCGCCGCTCTCGGACGCACCTCACATCCCCTCTGGGCCTCGCGGCGCTGGCAGATCGTCGACCCCGCCGGCCGTAACGCCTACTCCGCACCACGCACGAAGGAACCGACTCCATGACTCAGCCGAAGCGCTACTGCAAGAAGCCCGTCGAGATCGAAGCCCTGCAAATGCCCGATGGGTATCCGGCCGACGGTAGTCCGACGTCTGTCGGCTACGCGCAGAACATTCGGGCCCACGTCATCTACCAGTGGATCGAAGCGAACACGCTCGGGTCGTTCGACGTCAACCGGCTGTGGTTGGACCCCGAGAACTTCTCCTGGCCCGAGAGCGGGGTGAGCATCGACGCCCGCGATGGGCGGATGGTGATCGCCACCCTCGAGGGTGGGCACTGGGTGAGCCCGGGCGACTTTGTGATTCGCGGTGTGCAGGGCGAGTTCTACCCGTGTAAGCCCGACATCTTCGCCGCCACGTACGACGAGGTGTCCGATGTCTGACGACGTGCGGGCCGACGCCCGCCGACTCCTGCAAGGCATCACGCCGGGGCCGTGGTCCGTGGACTACGAAACGTCCGACTGCTACCCGTACGAGCGATATGCGTACGCGATCAGTGGCCCGCGTAACACCGGCCTCGATGTCCCGCATGTGAGCGACGAGTACCGGGCTCAGTACGGCAACCAGATGTCCGAGATCGCCGGCATCAGCGACGCTGACGCCGAGTTCATCGCTGCCGCACCCGCGCTCGTCCAGGGACTCCTCGCCGAGGGTGAACCGGCGCCGTGCGACATGAAACAAGGCGCGCCCTACGACTTCGCCTGGTGCGAAACGCACGACACCACTTTCGCGCTCGGCGAGAAGTGCAAGTTCGATGGCCGCGAGCCGTGGGAGGTGTTCGCCGACGAGGCGAACGAGCAACGGCAACTCAAGGTGCGCGCCGAGCTGTCACTCGACCTGACTCGCGGACAGCTCGACGCCGCTCTCGCCACCATCCAGCGGATTCGGGCGTTCGGTGTTGACTGTGTCACCAACGGTGACATGACGCCTGCGGGAAAGCTGATGCTCGACCGCATTCTCGACGGCGGTGTTTCGTGAACGCCGTCCACATCCGCCCGACCGGATGCCGAGTCGACTGCCGAACCACCTGGCGCTACGAGCACGGCCCGGGCCGGTCCCTGCCCGGCACCCATGCCACACGCGGCGACGTCCGCCGATGCGAGCACGGCAACCTGTGGGTCGCGACCGGCCGCACACTCGAATCCTGTTACTTCACAGACCATGACGAGTGGGAACGCCTGACGCGATGGGGTAGTCCGGTCCGCTATCGCCGTGCCGTCCGAGCCCTCGGGGGTGCGTCGTGACCGCCGTCGGAATCCTCGCCGCCGCCACCCTTTCGGCCACCCTCGGCGCCGCTGGCTACTTCGTGTGGTGGCTGAACGAGAAGCGCAACGCCCGCCCCGCCGAGCACAACACCATCACCGGCACAGGAGCCAACACATGACCGACCTCGTTCCGCCCGGCGACATAGAGCGCATCGTCGGAGTGCCCCGACACGAGTCGAAGCACGTCGCGCGCGCCGTCAGCTCCACACAGACCGTGTTCGTCCTTCACTCCCGTGAATGCCTCGACAGTGGAATCGATCTCCGCGCGTGCCGATACAGCCTCGCACTCGACCGTGGCATCCAGGAGGACATCTGGTCACGGCACTGCGACACCCCCGTCGAGATCCGCATCCGCGACACCCGCCTCGTGCCCGTCACCACAGTGCCCGGCGGCCAAGGCGTCTTGGATGATCGGAGGTGCGAAGTGAGCTACACCCGACATCGGCTGATCCCTGTGCTGTTCGCCGAGGACATCGGGGTCCGAAATCGCTGTTCTGCGGACAGGCATGAACCGGTCACCTACAACCCGCTTCTCGACGTCACCTACTGCCGATGCGGACTCATCACCCGCCCGGGCAACCTCGGCCGACTCCCGACTGGCCGCGAGCGGTGCGACGTCGCCCAGGGCCGCCGAGACCACCGACTGGTGTGCCCGATCCACGGCGGTGATCGCTGATGCCGCAACGAATCCAGTGCACCACGGACGGATCGCCGATCGAGGGCGTCTACGTCGGCCCCGACTCCGAGTGGGCCTGCCCGATCACGTTCAGCGACGTAGGCGGCCAGTACCCGAGCCTGACCATCCCGCAGATCGCGCGCATGATCGCCCGCGACTTCGAGGTTCTCGCACGGCGGGGGCGCCTCGCGTTCCCGAATTGGCGGTTCCTCGGAGGCGAGCGCGGGCCTGTCGAGTTCACCTACCCGTCGGTCGAGCGCATCCGGTCAGAGCTCGCGGGGCATGACCTCGTCTGCTGGTGCGAGCCGGAGATCGCCTGCCACGCCGACGTGCTCCTGGAGCTCGCGAACGGCGGTGCGCCATGACCCTCGCCACGAGAACGACCCTGGCCGACGCTTCCCAACGCCGTCCAGGGCCTGACCCCCGACCCACTGCGGATGTGGGGACGAGGACTGCGGACGACCGTAGACCCCGGCCCCGACAGTTCCAGCCCCAATGCGTCACCTGCCAGCAGCGACCCGCGCGTACGCGCGGAATGTGTCCCGCCTGCTACGAGCGCGAACGTACCCGTCAGAAGGCGTACGGCCGGTGGGAATCTCAGCACGTCGACGCCCAACCCGTCCGCGACCACATCCATGCGCTCCGCGAGGCCGGCATCAGCAACAAACGCCTGCGCGAGCTCACCGGCGTCTCCGTCAACACCATCCAGGTGTTGATGACCGGCCGGCCCGAACGCGGACACGGCCCCACCAAGAAGGTGCTCCGACGGACAGCCGACCGGATCCTCGCCGTGCAGGTGCCCCAGCTCGCGTTCACCGTCGCCTCACCCGGCCGCATCGTGCCCGCCCTCGGCGCCACCCGACGCCTCCAGGCGCTCGTCGCGAACGGCTACAGCCAACGCGAGCTGTGCCGGCGACTCGGATGGGCGTGGCAGGGCAACGCGACCGCGCTGTTCCTCGGCCGCGCCGAGTATGTGGTCGCCCGCCGCGCCCGCGAAGTCGCCGACCTGTTCACCCAACTGCAGATGGTGCCGGGCACCGACGTCCGCGCCCGAAACCGCGCACGCGCCAACGGGTGGCCCGCTCCGCTCGACTGGGACGAAGACACCATCGACGACCCGGACGCCACACCCGCCGCGGCAGAACAGGATCGGCCGCGCATGGCGACCACGCTCGACGAGTTCGAGTGGCTTCTGCAGTGCGGCGAGGCGTCTGATGCCGCGGCGAAACGCAGCGGGGTGTCCCTCTCCACCATCCGCGTCTACTACGCGCGCGAGGGTCGCGACGTGCCACGGCAGCTCGCGCCCCCGCCGCCGCTTCCGGTGGCTTATCCACGCGCGCGGAGATCGCAGGTGGCTTCGTGACGAGGTCAAGCGCTAGTGCGCCGATTCCTGCTCTCATGCCTCTCGAATTCCAGGTGGAGGCGCGAGATCTCGTCGTCACTCTTCGCATGGCCTCCACCTGGGTAGAACCTTCGGAACACGCCGATCTGGAGAGACGCTCCGAGTATTGCGAGGTAGCCACCCCCGAACCAGATTGCGACGTTCCAGTCCCCACTGCCGCTGCCCAGCGACACGATGTACACGCCAGAGAGAATTCCCGCCCAGGCGACCGGAGACAGTGCTACTACCCGTGCCCAATTGACACGAGCTTGGGTCTCCTCGGTCGCGTACCGGCGGAGGCGCACTCGGGCATACGTCTTCAGGAGTTCCCGGAGTTCGGCATCACGGTCATCGAGCAACTGGCAGATCTCGAGATCGGTCTTAACGGCTTCCCAGTCCCCCCACCGCTTTGGTCGAGTCACCCACCACCCAATTGCGACAACAACGGCTCCGAGTACCGCGCCGATCAGCGTTGCTTGAGCCTGACTCAGGTCATTGAAGAAGCTGTCCATGACGCGTATCTAAGCACCGCGCTGTTGGGGTGTCCGTAGATGACTGATTGCTTCGTCGTCGACTTCGCGCACCGCCGCGACGGCGGCCCGCCGCTCATCGGCCCGTTCGACGACCACCTCGAAGCCCACAAGGCCGGGCGCCGCGCGAAGGCCGGCCGGTTCGACATCCGCACCGTCTACCCGCCCGACGCCACCGACACCACCCCAGCAGTCGACCTGTGGGCCCGGCCGGGCGGCGGTGACTCCTGATGCCGAAAGGCGTGTTCCCGCACTGCGAGCGATGCGGATCCCGAGTCCAGCAGTGGACCGTCCGGATCTGCGCCCGGTGCCGACTCGAAGGAGACACGAAGGAGGTGCGTTTGTCATGACGTGGCGCGTGATCGCAGGGACGGACGGCCAGTATCAGGTGTCCTCCGAGGGCGACATCGAAGGACCGCGAGGCCCTCTGGCGCCGTGGGTCGGCGACGCCGGCGGCCACCTTCGTGTCGACCTGCCCGGGCGGCGCGAGTACGTGCACCGAATTGTCGCGGCCGAGTTCATCGGTCCGTGCCCAGACGGCCTCGAAGTCCGCCACCTGAACGGCAATCCCGCAGACAACCGCGTCGCCAATCTCGCCTACGGCACCCGGTCGCGGAACGTCCTCGACGCCGTGCAGCACGGCACCTACCGCAGCGCCAATGCCGAGAAGACGACGTGCCCGCGGAACCACCCATACGACGCCGCAAACACCTACGTCACGCCTGACGGCCGACGCCGGTGCAGAGCGTGCAGGAAGGGGCAGTAGATGGCCCGCATTCGAGCGATCAAACCCGAGTTCTGGTCGTCGCCGAACCACCCGTCCGATCCGTGGACCCGACTGCTCTACATCGCCATGTGGAACTGGGCTGACGACGCAGGCGTGGGGACCGCGAACCTGAAGGAGTTGGCCGGCTTCGCGTTCCCGAACGACGACGAGATCGATGTCGGCGCAATGCGCCGTATGTGCGCCGACATCGCAGCGCACTATGGCGCGCTGTTCTACACGGTCGGCGGCAGACCGTACTTCTCGATCCCAGCGTGGCGCGAGCACCAGAAGTTCGACAAGCGAAGAGAAGGCCGCCATCCCGGTCCAGAACAGGCCGAAGCATGGCTCTACCAGCACAGACGGGGAGAGTCGGCGCAGTGCGCCGACAGTGCGCCGACAGTGCGCCCGAAAGTCGACGCAACGCCAGCGCCGGAAGTAGGAACAGGGGAACCTAGGAACATAGGAACTGGGAACCCTCCCGCAGTTCCTGAGGTAACTCACCAGGGCAGCCGCGAAGTCGCGCAGCGCGGGACGCGGGCGTCGAGACGCATCGCCGATCTCAACGCGACGTCGCGCAGCGCCGACGCCGACCGTTTCGCCGCCGAGTTCAACCGGTGGGCCGGCGGCGGCATCCCCGTCCAGGCGCGCATCGAGATCGCCCAGGAAGTCGATCAGCTCATCGCCGACGGCATCTCGCCCCACCAGATCGCCGAAGGCGTCAAGGCGTGGCACGCATCCGATCGGCTCTACGCCTCCCAGATCCCCGCGTTCGTCACCAAGGCCGCCAGATCCGCCGAACCGGATCCGAAGCCGACGAAGGCGACGCTGCGCGCCGTCGACACCCTCGCAGCCACCGAAGCGCTCATCGCCGAGTTCCGGGAGTCAGCGTGACCGCCCCGTCCGAGATGGCGATCCGCGCCGCCGGCACCGCCCTCGCCCGGGCCGAGATCTTCGACGACCGCGTCACCGCCGACACCGCCCGCATCCAGGCGTGGGCCGAAGCGATGGAACCGCACGGCCTGGACCAGGCCGATGCCATCGCCGCAGTCACCGCCCACTACAGCGCTCCCGGTGCCACGACGGTCCGTGTCGGCGACGTCATCACCGCGGCCCGCAAGATCCGCCGAGAGCGCGCCGAACGCGAGAAAGGCGAGCAGGCTGCCATCGCCACGCCCGACAGGCAGCTCGGCGGCCTCCCGATCGGAGACGCCGACGGCACACCCATCTGGTCGGCCTACGAGCAGCACGACGCCATCACCGTGCCGTGCCGCACATGCCAGGCCCAGCCCGACGAGGCGTGCGTCAACCTCGCCACCCAGATGACCCGCAAGATCCCGTGCACCACACGGATCACCGACGGCATGAAAGCGAGCCGAGCATGACCAACCACGACGACGTCCTCGACCGCATCGACGCAGTCATCCGGGAGGCCGAGATCGACGAACTCGTTGACTGGCAGCTCGCGCGCGGCGAGCACGGTGACCGGCCGGCCGTCAGCGGCGCCGACCTCCTGTGGGACGAGTGGGTCTTCGCTCACGAGTGGATCAACGACCAGCTCCGCGAGGTCGCCCTCGCGATCGCGTGGGCAGCGAACCGCCTCGCCCAGCGACTGCGGAAGCGGGCCCGGCTGTGACCGCCACCATCGTGCTGCCGTACCCGCGGCCACCACTCACGCCGAACCAGCGACCCGACCGCTACACGAAGGCCCGCCTGACGCGCGAAATCCGCACCACGGCGTGCTGGCTCGCGAAGAGCGCCAAACTCGCGCCCCTGGGCGAATCGGCCGTCACAGCGACCTGCACGTGGTTCGTCCCCGACCGCAGGAAACGAGACGTCGGATCGCTCACCCTCACCGCCAAAGCCGCCATCGACGGACTCGTCGACGCCGGCGTCCTCTCCGCCGACGACTGGACCGTCGTCACCGAAGAGCGCTACCGCATCCGCCTCGACCCCACCCACCCCCGCATCGAACTCACCCTCGAGGAGATCCACCAGTGAGCATCCGGAACGGACTGCTGCTCAGCGAAGGCGAACTGTACGACCTCGCGACGAAACTCGACACCGTCGGCGTGATCTCGGAACGCCTCGCCATCCTGGCTACCGACCCCATGCCGCGGCTCGGTGTCGCTGGACCGCATGTCCAATCGCAACCGTCGTCGCGGCCGCCCTACAACATCGGCGCACAGGGGCAGCTCGACGAACTGTGCAACGAGATCGGCACCACCGTCAGGCTCGTCTGCGAACACCGCAGCGTCGAGCCCGAGCAGATGGGCGTGGCCGCCGCGGCTGCGTGGCTGAAGCGCAACCGCATCGCCATCGCGATGATGCCCAACTCCGGCGAGCTCCACCGCAGCCTGATCGCGACGATCGACCGGAGCGCCAGAGCCGCAGGTCTCATCGAGCACGAGAACCGCATCAGTCCGCAGATGGTCGCCGAGGCGAACCGGCAAGTCGTCACCGCAGTCCAAGTCGAGAAGCTGGGTTGGAAGCTCGGCGAGCAGGCGACGGGGTTGAACAAGAACCGCGTCGACTACCTACGCAGATCGGGCCGCCTCGCCGGGACCCGCGACACCGAAACCGGTACGTGGTTCTACCACCTCGGCGACGTCCTCTCCGCCCACAAGCGAGCACGGGAAGCCCGCACGCACGGCAAAACCCATGCTTGACACCGATTCAGCGGGTCCGGTGGTAAGCTGCGCTTGCGCGACCGTTGGCTCCGATGCCCGGTCGCGTTTGTCGTTCCCGGGGTCGGGGCTTCGAGAATCGAGAACAGCGATGGCTGTTGTGGAGATCGTTGCTACCCGCCTGATCATGATCGTGGTCATCCCGGCCGCGTGGATACAGGCCCGGCAGATGCGAAAAGCCAACGGGAAACGCGTTGGCCGGAAAGCGCGCGACGACTGTGGTTGCGGCGTGTGTGGATTCGTCGACCTGCTCACCGACATCGACCTCGACTGAGGAGGCTGACCATGGCACAACGCGAGTATGCGACTGGCGGTCTCGTCAGCGCGGGCGCGGCCATCTTCGGCGGCGAGTGCCACGGCGGGGAGTGCGGCGGTCACTGGGAGCGCGAGCAGGTCTGTCGCCCCGGGCTGCCGCCGATGTGCGAATCGTTCTACGTGTGCGGGTACGACCTGAGGCCCAACACTGATGCCTGAGTTCATTGCCCGCACCGACCCCGACTCCACCAGCGGCCGCACCGGACCCGGGCGATGGGCCGTCGTCATGACCCCCTGCCCCGGCACACTCTGGACCAACGACATCGACGCCGTCGGGTTCGTCGCCATCACACAAGTCGGTGACAGCATCTTCGAGACCATTGATGTCGACGACCAGATCCAAGCCGGAATCGATGCGGGCCGCACGGCGACGCAGGTGTTTGACGGCATGGTCGGCCTGATCGGGAAGTCCGTGAGCGAAGGCGAACTCACCAACTGGGGCCGCCCCTCCACCCGCCTGAAGCTCGACGCGCCACCGCGACTCACCAAGCGCGAGATCCTCGACGTGACAGCTGAGACCGAGCAGTGAAGCTCCGACCCGCGCAGCGGCGCGAAGCCCTCGCCAAGATGGGCAACGGCTACCAGAAGCAGATGTTCATGCTCGGCCTGCGACTCCAGGCTGTGGCCCGCGAGCCGATGACCGCCGAGCAACAGCGGCGCATCCAGTCCGAACTGCAGCCAGCCATCGAACGCATCAAGGCCAACCAGACCCGAGCCAACCAGCGAGGCCTCCTAGGCATCCAGATCCAGCGAGCCACCGCCATCTTCTACGACATCATGGGCGACGACTGGCACCCCCGGCCGGACAACTCAGTCCAACGCGAGTGCATGGCTGACCTGCAGACCTCGCTCTGAACGCGGACCATGCCAACAGCAAAGCAACGCAACACAACTCAACGAGGCCTCGGGTGGAAACACCAAAAGCAACGAGCCCGACTCCTCGCCCAACACGTCGACGGCACACCCTGCTGGTGGTGCGGCAAACCCATGCACAAGACCCAAGCACTCGCCGCCGACCACACCCACGCCCGAGCGCACGGCGGCACCACCGCCGACCGACTCCTCCACGACCTCTGCAACAAAGAACGCGGAGACGGCAGCCGAGACCACGAACGACCCGCACTCCTCAAACTCCGCGGCGGACACCCCGCCAACAGCCTCAACTGGGGGTGACCAATGACCACACCCCCCGAAAAATCCACACCCCCCGGGGGACCTGACTACCAGGGGGA